TACACGATCATCGTGAACGATATGGGAGAGGGATGGGATGACGACGCATGGAAACAACTCGGGTTCACTCCAATCTTTGCAGATCCAGGAACAGACGACTATGAATGAATTAAAGTCAGGTTCTTACGTCAATGAGTGGGACGGCCCACAATGTTCAAAATGTTTGGGCACTGGAAGAGATTGGAATTATAAAACGGGTCAATGGTCTCCAGATGAAGACTGCGACATTTGTAATGGTGAAGGGATCCAGAAAGTAAGGAAGGTGAAAGACTCTGATTCAATGATGGTTGACTGCGCTGGAGGATGCAGACAAAAAGTTTTGACATTGAATTTCGACCCCGCAACCAGCTGGAGTGATCAAGCATCGTATTTTTACTGTATCGAATGCAGAGCTAAACAGATTAAAATTATCCGATGAAAGTATGATATAATGAAAAAATGGGAAATGAAAAACTAGCAGCAACAAGAGAACAGTTAATCGAAAGCCTAAATGCTCAGATTCGAAACGCGTTCAAACGAGCAGCGTTAATAATCGTAATCAGTCTGTTGGCTGGTGGAACACTATTTTACTTTGGTCATGCTAGTATAGTGTTGATGATCGCTTTGGCTCTTGGTGAGTTTTTCGGCGGTTTAATGTTTGGTGATGCTCTTGCCGCAGCTGTTCTCATGCATGAGAAAAAGCACAATGTTATCGTTCTTGAGGAGGCATATTCTGCGCTAATTGCTGCTCAAATATGTATCGACGATCAAGCGCAGATGATTCGTCAACTTGACATGATCCTTAAGGAACGACTGGCTGTTGACGATGCCGAGATGAAAAAATATGAGAACGATCTCATGAGAGGAACGCCGCCCCCTAAGGATCCAATCAAGAATTGACAATCATGTCTGACGACATTCCCACGGGATTCAGATGGACTTTGTTTTGTATATCCTGTGATCAGAGAGTAAGCGTTAGACGTGACGAGTTTAACAAGGAACTTATCTGCCCAAATTGTAAACGTTGTGCCAGAATCGAGTTCAATTTTCCTATAGAAAATGAGGAAAATTTCAAACCGTCATTTAGCTCGATAGATTACATTCGTAATCTTAGAAAGTCATTTGCAAAGCTCAGTGATGCGGAACTCATCTCATATAGAGACAACTTGGATCTAGTTAAACATGGACCAGCTGTCATGGTGACATTAACACATGTATTAAGAGAGTTTGAACGTAGGGGTCTTGAATGAAAAGGCTAATCGCGCAAGATACATCATCCGACTCGATCGTTAAGAAGGTGATTTCTTTGCCGCCCAAAGAGATGGGCAAAGATCTTGATACGTTGGAGAAAGCAATATGGTGGCTCTCACATCCATCCAACTGGCACTCTAGCAGAATTACCCTCATTAAATGGGATGGATATGTTCCAACCATTTCAGATTACCACGGACAACGTTTGATTGATATTCCTCTTGAGGACGATATGGCACGTACTGTAGTGATCGAGCAACGACGTCGCAAGCTACTCGGTACCAAAAAAGAAAATGAACCAGAGGATAGTTACGGTGATTGATGTTGGAATAGAGTCAATCTTTGCCGATATCTCTTTTGGCATGATTCTTGCGACCATGATTTTGTTCGTGCTTCTTGTCTATTTTCTCACTCATGATGGAGATGATGAAAAGTGAGAAGCCACTCAGAGTCATACTTATCAAAGCCAATGGTGGCCATGGTTGAAGTCGATAGAGAATTTTAGAGCTCTTCGAGTAACCTCGAGGGTGGTAAGGAGAACATATGAAGGCTGACGACCTAGAGAAGATGAAGGTGCTATTTCCAGAATGGAAGAAATTGACAAGTGATGTAAAGACGATCTGCGTCCATTCTCCCGCGGGTGGAGAGATTGATATTCTCTCTGAACTGTTTCCAATGGCAGATATTAGTAGACTTGGTGAATCTACGTGGAATCTTTTGAAGACAGCCCCACAGAAGTTTGATTTGTTCGTGACGAACAACACGTTCATGTACTCTACGGATCCGCAAGCGTGGTTCGACAATATCATGGCTTCGTGTCGATACGCCTGGATTCAGGACGTTATTAGGGGTCGTCGAGATCCTGAAAGAGAATGTGGAAACGACGGTGATCGAATGCGTTTCAAATATGAGCCGCGCGCTAGCGCTAGATTACCTGAGGCGTACGACTTACACAAGTTGGATAAGATGATTGTGAAATTTGACCCTTTCGATTCGACAGGTGCTGGTCATTATGATTCTGTACATTTCTACCTTTTCCTCAAAGCTCCAAATATGATAGAATACAAAGATGATAAAGCGAATTCTACAATACCCGAATCCATCATTAAGAAAGGCCCCAGAAAGAGTTGAGATTTATTCAGATATAACATCCGAGTGCTTTGATGACATGTATGACAGTCTCCAAAGCATTCCTCGCGGAGCAGCATTAGCGGCGAATCAAATCGGTTATGACGTCAACATGTTTCTCATGCGTGTTGATATCGCAGAAGCACACGATCTTCCTCAGTGGATAATCAATCCCGAGATCTTGGATTTCGGAAAATATATCGACGTGAAAGAAGAAGGTTGTCTTTCTTTCATGGATTTCAAGACTCAGGTTCCAAGACACAGAAAGATCGAGGTTCTATACACTGATGTCAGCGGACAACATAAGAAGGTAAAGTTGAAGAATTTCATCGCTCGATTATTCCAGCATGAGATGGAACATTTACAGGGAAAAGTTTTCATAGATCACGCTCAGTACGTACGGAAGGGATAGTAATCAGATCTTTGTCGTTGGCTACTTAGTTCTGGACGTACAGAACAAGGAGCTTGAACGCTATGTCGAGTGGGCCTTCGGAAGATTTGACAACAGAACAGTTTGTGGAAGCTTGCAAACGGGTGAAAGCAATGTTGATTAAGAGAATCTCTTCCCTACAAAAGAAAGATAATTTAAGATCAGGATCTGATCCACTTGTACGCAGAAAACTGGTGCAATGTACAGAAGATCTTTACATCTTCACAAAACTTATGGATCTATGTGGGGCGCTTGAGAAAGAGAATGAATCTCTGAGTGATCTCATCACATCACTTGGCGAAGTCAGCATGATTTTTACACCAAAAGATGGCGGCGACAAGAAGAAACTCCCGAACTAATGCGAGTCGGAATAGTCGGCAGCAGACGTAGAAACTCTCTTGTAGACCGTCAGCAAATACTGGACCTTGTTAGGGATTTGAAAGTGAAGTTTGATGATGAGCTTGTCCTTGTTTCTGGAGGATGTAAGTCTGGTGCAGATCACTACGCTGAAGAAGCTGCAAAGATCTACAATGTGAAGATTACACTTCATCTGCCATCTGGAAAGACACGCTCGAAATGGGAGTTTCGACAGGCAGCATACGCGAGAAATAAACTGATCGCCGAAGACTCGGACGTTCTATTTGCTCAGGTCGCTTCAGATAGAACAGGTGGAACAGAGAATACGCTCGAGCATGCAAAGAACGCTCATGTTCTTTGTTGGCTTGTGAACCTTGATGGTGCCATCATCGCACCAAGTGAATGGCCGTCCATACCAATCTAGTGAGATAGATGATATAGTTCTTCTAAGGTACAAACTACCCTTGGAGAACACATGCGCCTAATCATTTTTTCATTTGTCTTTGTACTATTCGGCTGCGATTGTAGTGGTGAAAAACTAAAACAATCGATTGATCGAAGATGTGGTACGTCATGTTACGGTGGAATTCCAACCATGGCTGGCAGAGGTGTTTGTAACATGGGAAAGTGGGATTGTGACATGTCAGGTAAAATTATCGATTGTAAAGGATGGGGATCACCGTCAGAAATTACTTGTAATGGTCTCGACAACGATTGTGATGGATCGGTTGATAAATTCAATCGCGGATGTTCGACAGCATGCGGAAAGGGTTATGAGACTTGTTTCAATGGAATGTGGTTGAACTGTGATGCGCCAGACGTCATCAATGAGATCTGTGATGGAAAGGACAATGATTGTGATGGCATCATCGATAATCCTAATCAGTTAGCGATAAAGTTTTGCTATGATGGACCTCCAGAAACTCTTCAATACGAGGGTTGCAGTCCGGGCGTAAAGCGTTGTACAAATGGACATGATTCCGTATGTCTTGGACAGAAACTACCATCTGCTGAGATTTGTGATGGTGTTGATAATGACTGCGACGGTCTTGTTGATGAGGGTTTTGGCGCTCACGATATTGTCGTAATTATTGACTACTCCTGTAGCATGAACGCATCTATCACCAACGTAGAATCAGCATTGTCGAGCTGGGCCGTAAAATATGCGAATGCGGACTACAAGTTTGCCGTCGTCGCCTCTCCGGGCCCGAGCGTCATCGAAGAGGGAAAGGTAATATTATTTTCTAATTTTACTGATGCGACAACGTTTCTCAGAAAGATCCATCCTTACACATCGTTGAACACGGGTCTTGAACCGACGATAGATGCGCTACGTAGCTGCATCGAAAACTATCCAGTCCAGCTTAATCTTAACTGGAGAGCCGGCGCGACGAGATCGATCATTCTATTCACGGACGAGAAACCACAAAGCAACTATCCAGATGAAGACGGTGGATTTGCTTCCATGAACGATGTCATCTCTTCTCTCGTGCACGGCACACAATCTCCGCCTGTTACTGTGTTCTCATTCGACACTTTATATTGGCTTGATTTTCAGAGGATTGTCGCAGCATCTGGTGGTCTTGAGTTTGATATCTTAGAGTCTTCAGCCCAAATGAAGATCGATCTTGATGAGATCATCAAGAAGATCTCTTGCAGTCCATAGAAGTGTACTTCGTAAAAAAGATGAGTTAAGATGGGCACAAGTTGGCAATGAAGCATATCTAACAATGGAGTCTCTGACAATGTTCACTGAAACAGTGTTACATGATCCGAAGCAGATTAACCCGAAATCCTCGGGCGTCTGGGGTTATAATTCATCCCTTACAGCCCCAGGTCGTTCGCAAGAATTTGATATCGGGTTTGTTTGTTTCTTGAGTCTCCAAACAAACCCCTAAATAGACTCTTAGAATCCCTTACCGGGGTCGTCTAATTGGTTAAGACGGATGCCTTTGAAGCATTCAAATCTGGGTTCGAATCCTAGCGCCGGTGCTGCTATACAAACTAACACAAAGGAGTTATCATGCTTGAGAAAAAGTGGATGACAATCGATGGTACGCCGATCGATGATCTTGTGAAGACATTCAAAGAGGAGGTGAGCCGCGGAGATCGTGCAGTACACATCGGGACAGATTCCCAGAACTATGGAAAGAACACAGAGTTCGTCACTGTCATCACTCTTCTTAACAAGGGAAAGGGTGGCCGAGTATTCTTTGCTCGCGAAAAAGTGGTTCGTATCCAGTCTCTTCGTGAGCGTCTTCTCAGGGAGGTTTGGATGAGCGTCAACATCGCTCTTGAGCTCAATTCGTTCATGGACAATACAGCAGATCTCACTGTCCATGTGGATGCTAACCCGAACGTCAAGTTCAAGTCATCAAATTATGTCAAGGAGCTTGCAGCAATGGTTGTGAGTCAGGGTTTCAAAGCAGTGCTCAAGCCAGACTCGTGGTGTGCATCACACGCCGCAGACCATGTCGTCAAGCATAAGATGATCACACAGGATTACAACCGGCACAACCGGTAAAACAGCCAGACACCAACATATCGCAGTAAGAAATTAAAATGGATAAATGACCGAGAGGCTTAAGGTACTCGTCTTGAAAACGAGAGCATGGAAACGTGTCGTGAGTTCGAATCCCACTTTATCCTTGTGGAAATAGTTGGAGTATGAAGCGAGATGGTCTCGCACCTGTTTGGAAAGCAGGTTACCTCTTCGGAGGCAAAGGTTCGATTCCTTCATACTCCGTGACATAGTTGTTGGAGCGTTCCGCTGATGGCAGCAAACTGGTTTCGAACACCAGGGCATCGGAAACGTTGAGGGTTCGATTCCTTAGCGCTCCGTGAAAATTGAATACGGGCCGTACACTGGGGTGTAGGAACGCTTTGCAAGCGATCCGCGAAGGGTTCGATTCCCTTATGGTCCACAAGACATTTATAATAAAATTTAATGTCCATTTTAATGTAGAAGTGATATATTAATCAACAAATAGCATCTTTGAAAAGTGAATAGCTGATAGGTGGCCTTATAAAGCCACCAACATGGCGGCGCTCGTCCAACGGTTAGGACGGCGGTCTGTGAAGCCGAGAACGTGAGTTCAACTCTCACGCGTCGCCCTGGGGAAGTAACGTAGGTTTAAATCCTGCCCGCCCCACCGTTTTTATTTTATGGGGCGGTCGTCTAATGGAGGACACTTTCTCGTTTTATTTGTATTATAATGTAGAAGTTGCAACAATCACGGGTCCTTAGTATAATCGGAAATTACCACAGCCTTTTAAGCTGCCCAATGAGAGTTCGAGTCTCTCAGGACCTACTGCAGTAATTCATGTCTCTAGAGCTGGTCTGGTGAACTTAGCAATCGGCTGTTAACCGATTTGAGCAGGGTTCGATTCCCTGGAGAGACGCTGTACGAAATTCTTATGGAGTGTACGTGGACCGTTGGGTGTCCCGCTTGGCTGTAAACCAGGTGCCGCAAGGCATGGTGGGTTCGACTCCCTCACACTCCACTCATCCACAGGTAGCCCAATCGGCAGAGGCAGCGAACTTAAAATCCGCAAAGTAAGGGTTCGACCCCCTTCCGGTGGACTCCTTGAATTAACTCGAAGCTCTCAGAGACACAAAAAAGTCAAAGCGGTATGGTAATGCTCATATAGCCCAATTGGTAGCAGGCAAGGCACTCAAAACGCCTTAAGTCTGGGTTCGAATCCCGGTGTGAGCACTAGAGGGAGACATTGGTTCGAATCCAATACTGAGAGTCGTAAGACTTTGGGTTAGCTTAGCGGTCAAGCGCCCTCCGCGTTTTAGAAATATTTCATGCGCCTTTCGTACAACGGCTAAAGTACCTCCGCTCGATAAGCGGAAGACAAAGGTTCGACTCCTTTAAGGCGCACTAGGGCAGATACAGGTTTCGAAATCCTGTTTCGAACTACGTTGATCACCGACCGACGGGTCATTGATCGAGATGCAGATTAATTACCTGCGTTTTCGTATAGTTTAATGGTAAAACAGCCCTTATTTTGATGCCTTAGTATCCCCTCAGCCTTCTAAGCTGATGAAAGGGTAACTGGACACATGTGGGTTCGACTCCCTCCTGGGGCGCTTTTATTATGAATAAAGCAAAAGAACGAGAATGATCCAAGGAATATACGTGATTCGTCTAGTGGAAAGACGCCAAACTCCAAATCTGGCTAGGAGGGTTCGATTCCTTCATCACGTGTAGACGGTTTGACAAGACCCTGTGAAGGTTTTGAACGATGTGGTGGTCACCGCGGTCTGCCACATTTAGTGAAGCAGAATGACGGCAGTTATTCAGAGTCACTACGTCGAATTTTTAAAGAGTCCGTGCTCTGAGTACACGGTGGTTGCGAGGGGGCAGTTATCCCGCGAGATGTGATACCGATCTACGGTATTGGCGACTCGGAAAGACGAGCATCATGGTCCTTTAGTTTAATGGCAAAACCGCGGTGTTACATACCGTAGTTGAGTGTTCGATTCACTCAGGGACTATCAAGCGCGGACGAAGGTTCGATTCCTTCAAAGGTTAAATGAACGATAGCATCGTCATTACAAAAGACTTGGCAATTGAGTCATCCTTTTAGTATATTGGTAAATACACGCGCCATTTTATTTACCATCGAGAGTTGTGGAAATCTGGTATCCTTCCGCATTCGGATTGCGGCATTCTGAGTTCAAATCTCAGACTCTCGACTGTGTTAGACTGGAAGGAGATCAACCTAATCAGGAGTAGCGCTCCTGGAATATACAGCTTCCCTCGTGATCTGTCGAGACAATCAGATCAATTATCGAGTATTGTGGAAGCCTGGAATCCTGTTGGCCTTGGAAGCCTTCGTCGCTGGTTCAAATCCAGCATACTCGACTTTGTAATAAAAATGCGGTCATGGTGTAGTCTGGAAACATCTCAGGTTGCCAGCCTGAAGTCACGAGTTCGAATCTCGTTGACCGCTCTTGCGGGAGGTAGAGGTGAGGATCTCGGCCAGTCTCATAAGCTGGAATAAATTGGGTTCGACTCCCATGACCGCAACTCAGGGAATGCCGCCGTAAAACCAGGCATGACAGGGAGACGAGAGAGTCTCCAACTTTTGCGGCCATAATTTCAATGGTAGAATGTCTGATTCCCAATCAGACGACATGGGTTCGATTCCCATTGGCCGCTTGAGACAGAACAGGGTCATGAATGCATCGACGTCAGCTTCAGGCGGCTTGAAAAAGTACAACGCACTGGAAGACTGTCGGGTGATTCAACCTCCACTATGTCTCTTTATACAAGTTTTCTGCTACGTTCGATACGTGGATGGGATGGTTCCCGGAAAACAAAAGCAGATCTGCCACGTTCAACTCGTGGGTGGAATGGTTCCGGATCTGTCTATGTCCCCATAGCTCAATTGGATAGAGCACTGCCCTGCGAAGGCAGAGGTTTTGAGTTCGAATCTCAATGGAGACACTGCAGTAAATCATGCTCCCATCGGCCAACTGGAAAGGCTACCTCGCTTCGAACGAGGAAAAGTGGCGGTTCAAATCCGTCTGGGAGTACTGTGAGTCTAGCATTCTTTCATGAGGAATGAGAATCCCGGCCGGGTACTCACAACCAAGATGTTTCATGCCGCTGTAGACCAACTGGTAGGAGTCATACGTTTGAGTAACGTAGCAGTCCGGGTTCGAATCCCGGTAGCGGCACTGTAAAAATGGGTGCGTGGTGGAAATTGGCATACACGCCAGACTTAGGATCTGGTGTCGAAAGACATGAGAGTTCAAATCTCTCCGTACCCACTGGAAGAAGTTGCATGCCCACGTAGACCAACTGGTAGGAGTCACGGGTCTCAGAATCCCGGCAGTACGAGTTCGAATCTCGTCGGGGGCACAGTAAAGAATTTCATGCACCCAAGGGCCGGCGCCCACCAGGAGCTTATACCTCCTTCGCACCAGATCGGTGTTGGGATAGGGATCGACACCCTATGTGGTGTATAGTTGAATGAGTCGCAAGCTTTAATGGTGAAGCACCAGCCTCTTAAGTTGGCGAACCCGGATCGTTACCGGGGCGACTCACTGTAGAAATATATTGCCTCGTGACGCCGCAGGTGTGGCGGGCGGATTGTCAATCCGTTGAGATGGGATCGATACCCATACGGGGCGCAGGACGAAGGAGGGCGAAAGCCCTAATGTCCACCGAGATTTGTATTCCTTCAATACGATCTCATTTGGCCCTTTCAATCTATTGGTAGGATATCAGACTTTCAATCTGAGAAAGAGAGTTCGATTCTCTCAAGGGTCATTGTTTTTGCCAACTTAACCTCTCAGTGGTCATTGTTTTTGCCAACTTAACCTCTCAGTGGTCATTGTTTTTGCCAACTTAACATTTAGGGTAAATGTGATCGCCTGAAGAGCGATGAAACTCGGTTCGATCCCGAGAGTTGCGCATGGTGCGTGAGCACTTTAAACTAACAAATGGCCTCGTCTGTCTATTGGTAGGACGCCTGGTTCTCAGCCAGGAAAAGAGAGTTCGATTCTCTCCGAGGTCACATGTGGCTCAGCTTACTGCTGACAAAGGTCGAGAGTGGCTCGACACCACGATATTTTTGGGCCGACAGTGGTGTCATAGACGGGTCCGATTCCCGTAGTCTCCAATTTATGGGGGCGATCTGGGATTCCTTCGCGAGAGGAGAATGGGTTCGAGTCCCATCCGGTCCATTTTATGATATAATTCAATTCATGCTTTATTCAACCATTCTAGCAGATCCTCCATGGAGAGAGCTTGGCGGCGGCAAAATTAAGCGTGGTGCAGATAAGCATTATTCTGTCATGCGAACCGAAGATATCATGGCTCTCGATGTCGAGAAACATTCTGCCTTAAACTCGCATCTCTATCTTTGGGTGACGAACAGCCATCTTCCCGACGGTCTTCGCGTTATGGCTGCTTGGGGGTTTCGTTACATCACGACGATCACTTGGGCAAAGGACAGGATGGGGCTCGGTCAGTACTATCGTGGACAAACAGAACATGTACTTTTTGGAGTACGTGGAAATATCCCCTACCGAGTCCTCTCAGATGGAAAGAGAGCACAAGGTAGGACACTCCTCATGGCCAAACGAAAGCGCCACTCTGAGAAACCCGAGGAACTTCGAGTGATGATTGAGAGGGTAAGTCCTGGTCCATATTTGGAGCTCTTCGCAAGGAAGCAGACTCCTGGTTGGCACACTTGGGGAAAAGAAATTTTTAAGGACGTAGAAGTAGAAGTACGAAAAGTGGGTGACCTGGTATCGACAGGGGAAAATAAGAAGCAGATGCGAGCCGAGGTTGGTCAGCAGGCCACGTAAAAAGCGGACCACGAATTAAAAGCTAACGACAACGTTGAGCTTCCTGCTTATATGATCGCGGCGATGAGCCACGGCATGTTCGCAGCAGCCTAAAAACTGCAGGGACGTGCCGGAGCAAGAAGCTCCTGGGTAACTTCGGCACGCAATCACACGGGATAGGATTGGACGAGTCCATACTCAACCCTTCTTATGGAACTTATGGAAGACAGCAAGAAACACCCTGCTCAGGGTTACAGAGAAACGCTCGTTGTGCCAGCTTCGGAAGATCCTTTGGACTCGGGTTCGATTCCCGACACCTACACATGAAACTATCAACTCGTATGTATTTGCTCGCGTGGTTCAAAGGTAGAACATCGGCATGACTCGCCGAAGACGACGGATCGATACCGTCCGCTTGCACACATAAGCGTTTCCTGTAGCGCGTAATGACGGTCGGAAGATCGCCCTTACAACAATATACAGGATCCTTTCATTCTAGTTTTATTTGTGTTATTATCTCTTTTGTTAACACACACACGAAGTCAAACTAAAGGTGAATACATGGCCAAGCTGAACCAGCTGCTGTCGATCGAGAAGAATGTCAAGAACAAGCGCGAGGATGAGCTCACCAGGCTTTACCAGGACGTTCAGAAGCAGGAGCTGTTGAATGGCTTCTCTAAGACTTATCAGGCAAAGACAGAGCTTGGTGAGGTTCTTCCTCCTCAAAGCAAGAAGGTTCAAGTCAAGGCCGAGGAGACTCTCAAGTCTGCCAAGAAGGCTTTGGTCGACGTCTTTGACGTCGTTGCTCAGAAGGACGCCACTAACTGCACCGCGTTAGCAGATATTTCTATCGACGGTAAGGTGATCGTGAAGAGCGTTCCGGCCGTTCACCTCTTGTTCATGGAGAAGAAGCTGGTTGATCTCGCTCAGTTCGTCAAGAAGCTGCCTGTCCTTTCTCAGGATGAGAGCTGGGAGTTCGATATCGCCCAGAGCTTGTTCCGTACTCCAGCTGTTGAGGTGAACTCCACCAAGAAGGTCGAGGATTACAAGGTCATCGTTCCTCCGACAAAGGAACACCCAGCTCAGACTGTCAAGACCGTTGAGGACGTCACGGTCGGAACTTGGAAAACTGTCAAGTTCTCCGGAGCTCTCACCAAGGATCGCGTTCAGGAGTTGTCAGAGCGCGTCGACAAGCTCATTCGCGCCGTGAAGTATGCACGTGAGGAAGCCAATCAGACAAGCGCCGTCGAGTTGAAGACGGGTGAAGCCGCGATGTCGTATATTTTCGGCTAAAGATTCAGGAGTACAAACTCAAACTGAAGTTCAAAGGTAATCTTCAAAGTCCGTCTTGTCTGGACACAGTGTTAGTTCAAATCTAATCCCCAAGGACAATCCTTGGGTAGCCCAACGGTAGAGGCAGCCAGACTTCATGACGGGATGAGAAGGACTTTTCATAAAACTTGAATACTCCAAACTCAACCTTGTTGCAATGTATGTAGATCAAGTTCTCACAGAGCTTTTCCTCCAAGATGTTGGTTCGATTCCAACCCCGTTCGTTTAGAATTACTACTCATGAACGGGTAGCCCAAAGGCAAGGCGTGGGGGCATCAAAATGACCTGTGGGATTAAACGGTGCTATAGACAGAGGCAATATGATCTCGGTCGCAAGACCAAAAATCCTTTTACGATTTTGAACTAGGGGTGCTCCAGCGGGCTAAGCTGGGGCGCTCCACAAAACGTTCGCATAGCTCAGAGGGATAGAGCGTCTTTTTCCTAAAAAGAAGGTCGGGGGTTCGAGGCCCTCTGCGAACACAAATGAAGTATCAGACGAAACCTTATTCTTGTGGAGCTGCGGCAGTCGTCAATGCTCTGCGGTGCTTTGGAAAGAAGATTTCAGAGAAGCGAGTAATGGCTTTGGCCTTTACGACCAAAGATGGAACAGATGAATATGGAATTATAAGTGCTCTTCGCGGCCTGGGTTTTGAAGGTGAAGCATTTGAGTTGGCACAAACAGGAGTTGATATCAATCTTCTGGCAGATTCTAATTGGGAGCCAGTGATTATCTGCATTCAGAATCTCCAACACTGGGTAACAGTAATTGGAAATGTAGATGCGGGTTTGATTATTATCGACCCAGCCAGAACGATCAATAATAAGAAGGAACACGGAATTCATATCGTCCCGTGGAAGGAACTTAAAAAGATGTGGTTAACGAAGAAAGGTTTGTATACCGGGATAACGGTGAAAAAGAAGTAAGTTGGTTTGGCCCTTTAATATAACGGCGATTATACCCGGTTCTGACCCGGGCAACGTAGGCTCGACACCTGCAGGGGCTGTAAGATGTTAATAAGAAAAGAACCGCTGTGTAGAACATGCGGTAAATCAGCGTCACCTAAGACAACCAATTCCACTGACGATGGACCATATTGATGGGAATCCATCAAATAGTAAACAAGAAAATTTGCAAATTATTTGTTCTAACTGTCATGCTTTAACACCGACATTCTGTGGAAGGAACGTTGGTCGATTCAAATCAGAAAGAAATGCCGAACGAGAAAGAACTCGTTCAAAATACATGCGGGTGTAGCTCAGAGGCAGAGCGTTTGGCTTCCAACCAGAAGGTCGAGATTTCGAAATTCTTCACCCGCTTTTTGCCCCTATCGTTTTAATGGTAAGACGCTCGCTTTGTAAGCGAGATTCGAGGGTTCGATTCCTTCTCGGGGCACTTTAAACATCAATGTGGCATTGAAGTATAACCAAAAGGTGATGTATGTCAATTAGCGAACTAAAGGGTAACACTGTAACTGCAAAGCTGTGGTTGCCTGTTTCTGAGGTTGAGTCTCAAGCTCTGACTCAGCTTCGAAATATTGCTTCACTTCCATGGGTCGCACATGTGGCCGTCATGCCTGATTGTCATTTTGGGAAAGGAGCAACCGTTGGATCCGTCGTCGGTATGCGTGGAGCAGTTTCTCCGGCTGCTGTCGGCGTTGATATTGGTTGTGGGATGGGTGCGATGCGAACCAATCTCGCCGCATCAGAGTTGCCAGACAACTTGAAAGATCTCCGTTCAGAGATTGAGCGTGCCATTCCTGTCGGGTTCAATTCCCACGAGGTCGTTCACGTTCCTGGTGATCTTGCGATGCGAGTGCTCAAGAACGAGTTCAAGGATCTATTTTCAGAATTCAAGGATCTCGACCCGTATGTTTCGGGAATCGAACAGAAAGCAAAGCTCCAGGTCGGAACTCTTGGTGGAGGTAACCACTTCATCGAGTTGTGCGTCGATACTCACGGCCAGGTTTGGATGATGCTTCATTCTGGTTCCCGTAACATCGGAAAGACTCTCGCAGAAGTCCACATGTGGAAGGCGAAGGAGCTTGGACACAATGCCGCTCTTGTTGATCCAGATCTTGCCGTATTCCTCTCAGGAACTCCAGAGATGCAGGCTTACCGTCGTGATCTTTACTGGGCTCAGCGTTACGCGATGTTGAACAGAAAGTTCATGTTCGAGCTCTACAAGGATGCTCTTCGCAAGTTCGTTCCACATGTAACTTTTGCATCTCCTGTTCTTTGTCATCACAATTATGTCTCCGAGGAGAATCATTTCGGAGAGGATCTCTTCGTCACCAGGAAAGGCGCAATCTCGGCCAAAAAGGGTGAGATGGGAATCATCCCGGGATCCATGGGCGCTAAGTCATTTATCGTCCGCGGTCTTGGAAACGAGGATGCTCTCTCGAGCGCATCACATGGTGCAGGCCGTCAGCTCTCCAGAGGAGCAGCAAAGCGCAAGTACAATCTTGCCGATCTCGTAGAGCAAACAAAGGGCGTAGAATGCCGAAAGGATGCAGACGTGATTGATGAGATTCCAGGAGCATACAAGGATATCGAACAAGTCATGCGCAACCAAAGTGATCTCGTTGAGATCGTACATGAATTGAAGCAAGTTCTATGTGTCAAGGGTTAACGGCAATGCATAGTTACATGCATGGCAAACTTTGATAAATCGATCGTGGTCATCCTGCAGCACGAGGGTGGTTGGGTTAACAATCCAGCCGATCCGGGTGGAGAAACGAATTACGGCATTTCGATGCTTATGGTTCGCCGAGAAGGCATGACACCACAACAACTTGGCATCCCGAACTTCGATCCAGGAAGTATGAAGCTTATGACCGTTGATACGGCAAAAGCCATTTACAAGACAATCTTTTGGGACAAGCCAGGATATCAGAAGATCACCGACGATGATGTTGCTACCAAGATCTTTGATTGCGCCGTAAATTGCGGTCCAGGAAGATCTCACGGTATGGCTCAGAAGGCCGCGAATCGGCTAGGACAAAAATTGATAGTCGATGGAAATCTTGGTCCTAAGTCACTTGCTGGAATTAATGTGTGCGATCCAAAGCAATTTCTTGCGGCAATGGCAATAGAGATGTTGTCGTATTATCAATCGATCGTCGTTGTTCATCCAACGTTGGCGGTGTTCATTAAAAACTGGACAAAACGGGCAGCGTGGGTCGGATGAGTAAATTAGAAAACGTTCTTCCTCTTTTCGACCTCAAAGATGTTGACGAATCGAACTGCTTCAGTGATTGCTCGATTGCTTGCGCGTGGTTACTCGATAAGGTCGGCCCGCGAAAGGTGATAGAGATTGGAACCTCATACGGAAAACAGTTGATGACATTTGTTCCGAAGAGTTCCATTACATATTGCATCGACCCAATGTACAATTGGGTTCCAGATATTTCGGACGCAATGGTATTCGATCCAAAGCTCGTTGATCAAGAAAAGGTCGGTACTTGGCGAAAACATGCAGAGCCAGCAAAAGACAAGGTGGAACTTATTTTTGCCAACTCCTTCCATGTCGTAAGTGAAGGGGTGTATAATGAAAAACTCAAAGGTGCAGAGATTCTTATAATTGACGGATGTCATCACCCAGCAGATCTTGTTTACAAAGACTACGAAAACTTCATGCCACTTCTAGCCTCCACCCATTATGTGTTGTGGGATGACGCGAATCTTGGTGATGTCGGTGTGGCAATCCAGAAACAGATCGACACATGCAGAGCGGCAGGGTTTCAAGTAGAACGTGGAAATTATAAGAATTGCACCATGGTATGGATTAACAAAGGATAACAATGCCAACGACAGATGAGTTGAAAACTTCAATTGGTACATTGTCAGATCAAGTAAAATTGTTAGCCGAAGCTATTGCGTTTCTTATTCTTGCTGGTAAACAAGAATCTGTTGCTGGATATAATGCGAAAAGCGAAGAAGCAGCCGCCAAAATAAAATCCATTTTGGGTAAGTGATAGGTCTCCTAAATTAATTCAAGGGTATTCCAGAAGCTCTCAGATTAAAATAGATTTAAAGGTGGTAAAGGTCCATGGGGTAGATAAAGTTAACCCTCGAAAACCTCGAGTAAATTCAAGCTCTCTTAGTTCAAAGGTAGAATTCGTGCTTGGTAAGCATGAGACACAGGATCAATACCTGTAGGGAGCATAAATGGTGACAACGTTAGGTACGGGCCGGGTCTCATAAACCTGAGTACTAGAGTTCGAGTCTCTCTGTCACCACTGCATCACGATACAGCTAGCTACTGTATTTGACAAATATGTTGTCAAGGACCCATGACTAGATGATCGTGATGCAATTTGGAGTGCAATATGGGGAAATGGTCCCTGTCCTGGCGTGCTAAGCCAGTGGTGTCCTTCGGGGCATGGGGTTCGAGCCCTCTACACTCCGCTGTAATGCTTCGTTAGTCTAATGGTAAGATCCCGTCCTCGTAGCTCGGGGTTCCGAGTTCGATTCTCGGACGAAGCACTGTGATCAGCTATTCCACATAATGCGCTCCCTCCGGTGAGGGCCATCGTCTGCAAAACGATATAGCGGAGTTCGACTCTCCGGCGCATTTTGGGTCCATGACTCTGGTGATGTATGACGTCTAGACAACTACCCAAGCAAGTTCAAAAACAACCGTATGATGAACAGAGGAATGATCCCTCTTTCGTCATGCGGTTTTTTCGTCCCAAGGGACCTTTTCCAGATTATGCTGATGGTCCTGCATGTAGAATCTGTGGATCACCTTGGCATCCCTCTACGGGTGATGTGAGAATCTGGTGTGGACCTTGTTGTCGGTCGATGATTAAGACATTCAAAGAATGTAGATTTCGTAGAACACATGGCTACAACTTTTGGGAACACTGTGCACCCTTAAATAATATTGAGTCATCCAACCAAAGAGAAAACTAATTATTCTAGTCTCTTAATTGAATCAAACAAGTAAGCGATCGGGACGATCTGATCCTTTAAGCTTCTTCTATATCAGATAGAGCCTAGATATAAGACCAAGGAGATATACCATAATGTCCAAAGAACCGAAACCGCTTGAGCTTGACGTAGTAGAAACCCCACCGGAAATTCCTTCCGTTTCTTTATCTGAGGTTGATGCTCTAAAAAGAGTCAAGGAGCTTGAGGTTGAGTTGGCAGACGTTGTGGCAGAGAATGAGATTCTGCGGGCGCGCGATCTTGAATTAAATACTGAGTGTGTCCAGTTTGAGAATGAGATAGCAGAGCTGAAATCGAAAAAGTCAGTTGGTCCAGTTGCTTCTCTAAAGGATGGTACATCTCTGAAGATTCATGGTGATCTTCTTGACGCACGATCTGTTGCAGAGCTCGTCAAGAGTCAACATATTAGCGAACACATGTATTGTGTTCTGTTGGTTGTTGATAAGAAGTAAAAAGGGCTCTTTTTGAGAGATAGAATTTCTTACAGTGAATGGCAATTATGGCGAAACACTTGTCAACAGCGTTGGAATCTTGATTACAACACTCCAGACCTGCCTAGAAGAGTTATCTACAGCGTTCATTTCGATTTTGGAACAAGCATCCATGAAGCAATAGAGATCCATAGAGCTCGTAAAAACTCTGTAGATCTACGGACGGCTCTGGAACATTTCAAGAAGAAGTTCGATGGAATGTTCGATACAAATTTTAAGAACTATGGATCTGATAAAGACAAGGAGGAAGAACGCACATTCTTTCAATCTGCCGGCAAGAATATTCTAGAAAATCTCCATAAGTGTCAAGAGCTCGCTGAGGCAACGGTCGTATATAACGAGCATGAGCTTATTCTACCAATCGATCGTACCGATGGAACAACTGTCAATTTCAAGGGTTTCATCGACATGGTTATTAAGACCAAGTCAAAGACAGGCAAAGACATCATCTACATCATCGATTTCAAAAGCTGTTCTTGGGGTTGGGATCAAGGAAAAAAACAAGATGAGGATGTCCACGCTCAATTGCTTTTATACAAGCATTTCTTCTGTAAGAAGTTTGATCTTGAGCCAACATGCGTTCGATGCGCATTTGTGCTTCTCAAGAAAAAGCCAGCAAAAGGAGCTCCAGTTGTCGAGTTTTTTCCAGTGTCAGCAGGACCTGTCGCAGTACAACGTGCATTGAATAATCTTAACTCTGATCTTACGTCCATTGATGAACGAATGAGAATGAAAGATTTCATTAAGAATAGAAATATGTGCATCGACAAGTACAACAACACGTGTCCATATTACAATAGCACACATTGTCCTGGCACTGTTGAGAGTAAGAAAAAGTAATTAGGACATGAAAAAGACGAAAATTGCTTTTTTCTCTGATCATCCTTTGGTGCCATCAGGTGTTGGTACTCAATCAAAATACTTGATCGAAGGGCTTCTCGATACCGGCAGATATGAATTCATCTGCATGGGAGGAGCAATCCAACATCCTGATTATAGACCACAACAAATCGCTCCTGACAAATACGGTGACTCTTGGCGGGTCATTCCAGTGGACGGCTATGGAGACAAGACATTAGTTCGAAATCTGCTCAGAAAAGAAAAGCCTGACGCCTTCTTCGCTTTTACGGATCCTCGACAATTCGTCTGGATGTGGGAGATCGAGGACGAGATCAGATCACAATGTCCACTTCTATACTGGCATGTCTGGGACAACGATCCGATTCCAAAGTTCAACGTTCCGTATTATAAGTCTAATGATCATGTCAGTGGGTTGTCTCTCAAAACATACGGTATCCTACAAGATCTTAAATGTGTTGATTTCAGTTATATTCCACACGCTGTTCCAAAGGAACTGTTCAAACCTCTTTCAGAAGATGAAGTTCAAAAGTTCAAGAAGGAGACGTTTGGACCGCACGGTGACAAGAAGTTCATTGTGTTCTGGAATAATAGAAATGCTCGACGAAAGATGACAGGAGACGTCATCGCTTCTTTTGCAAAATTCGCCAACAAAGTAGGAAAGAAGAATGTCTCTTTGGCAATGCACACGCAGGTTGGCGACCCAGAAGGGCAGAATATTCTAGAGGTCGCAAAGTGCTTTGGTGTAGAAGCTGAGTTACTCATCTCAGAAAATAGAGTTGAGCCCGCCGTGATCAATTCATATTATAATGCATGTGATGTGACAATCAATATTGCAAATAATGAGGGTTTTGGACTGGGTACTCTTGAATCATTATCTGCCGGAACACCGATTATCGTACAGATGACTGGCGGCTTGCAGTTTCAGGCAGGAGATTGGTACACGGGCATGACAGATTACACTGACCAGGAAAAATTGACCGTGGCAGCCAAAAAGGCCTGGGAGCGAAAAAGTTGTAGATGGTGGGGAGTGCCGGTATTTCCAGCATCACGAAGCTGCACGGGTTCACAACAGATTCCGTACATCTATGACGATCGCGTAGCACATGATGACGTAGTTGATGCCCTTGTCAAGATGTATGAAATGTCAAGATCCGAACGAAGAAAGCTTGGCGCATGTGCTCGTGAGTGGGTACTCAAAACATTTAGTCTTGATGAGATGGTTAATTCATGGGATCGAGTGTTTACAGAACAGATCGCCAAGTCGAAGGAAAAGAATAGCAACAAAAATTTCAAGATTTCAAGTTTGTAAGGAGACAACATGCCAGGAGTCGTCGTTTTCGGAGGAGCGGGATTCATCGGTTCGAATTTGGTCGATGAATTGATGACGCTCGGGTTTGAGGTAACGGTCGTAGATAACTTGTCCGAAGGCAAACTAGCTAATCTTGTTCGATGGAAGGGAAATCCAAAGCTTGACTTCATTCGAGGTGATATTCAGAACTTTGACATTGTCAAGAGAGCAACCGATCAGAAAGAGATCGTGTTCCATCTTGCAGCGATGAGCAGGATCCAACCCTCGATCGAGGACCCAATGTTAGCATGGCGGCAGAACATCATTGGGACAGGAAATGTCCTTGAGGCGTGCAGACAGAACAAAGTCAAGCGGGTTGTTTATTCAGCGTCGTCCTCAGCATATGGTAATATCAATACGCCGCCACTCAACGAAGACATGCCAACCGAATGTCTAAACCCGTATTCGTTATCAAAGAAATGCGGCGAAGAGATGATGGAAGTTTACAGGACTCTCTATGGGATATCGACAATCTCGCTTCGATACTTTAACGTATATGGACCTCGACACCAGGAAGAAGGAAATTATGCGACCGTAATCGCCATCTTCAGGAGACAGAAGAGGCTATCTCAAAAGCTAACAGTTGTTGGGGATGGAAAACAGCGCCGAGACTTTACGTTCGTTGGTGACGTTGTTCGCGCAAATATGTTGGCAGCAATGAACAGAGAAGCCGTCGGAACATTCAACGTTGGTTGTGGTAAGAATTACTCGATAAATGAAGTAGCGGAGCTTGTTGGTGGTGAGACGATTAACATTCCTCCTCGGCTCGGAGAAGCACAGGTTACTCTTGCAGATATCAAGAAGATTGGCGATGTTCTTGGTTGGACACCTAATATCTCACTAAAACAAGGGCTCGAAGTTATTAATCTCTACGAACGTGTAGATCCACCAGGAAGGATCATCTTAGGAGCCTAAATGAGAAAACTGTTCTTTCGTGGCCCAGTTCTAACGTGCTCTGGATATGGCGTTCATGCTCGTCAGGTTCTCCAGAATTTGATTAGAATGAATCAGTTTGATATCAGTGTCGAACCGATCATCTGGGGACAGACGCCATTTTTGTCAGAAGAAAGTGAGCTTTCGACTACGATAGCTGTACTTGCTCAGAAATTTGATGATGAGAAGCGCGCAGGATTCAAGGACTATGACTTGTCTGTCCAGGTCACTATCCCGAATGAATTCAAAAAGATCGCTAAGTTCAATATTGGAGTGACCGCCGGAATCGAAGTTGATCGAGCATCTCCTGAATGGATCCTGAAATGCAACAGCGAGATCGATGTTCTTGTCGTTCCATCAAAACATTCAGCGGAAGGAATCGCCAACGTAAGTTATCGAGCAGAAGACTCATCAGAAGAACTTAAATTTAAAAAGAATCTCGCAGTGATCCCTGAAGGATTCGATCCAAATTTCTTCAACACGAAACCTCTTGAAAAAGAACTGTTCAAGTTTGATACACCTTTCAATTTCTTGTTTGTTGGGCTCGGTCTTGACAAGGGCATGTTTCAGGATAGAAAGAACGTTACTGGATTAGTCAAATATTTTTGTGAGAAATTTGCAGGGGACAAAAACATCGGTCTCATTCTCAAGACGTCGATCGTTGGCAACTCAGAAATTGACAGACTTGAGACGCTCAAGAGAATTGGTGACATCAAGGCTAATACTGGTTGTGGCCAATATCCAAAGATCCATCTTGTCCATGGACGTCTATCGGATGAATCAATGGCCGCTTTGTACAAATGTAGCTCTGTTAAAGCGATGATCAGCTTGACACATGGTGAGGGATACGGTCTTCCCATGCTTGAGGCCGCAGCGTGTGGTGTTCCAGTGATCGCGACGAACTGGTCGGGTCACCTTGACTTTTTGACAATCGACAACAAGAAGAAATTTGTTCCAATTGAGTATGAACCGCGGGAGATTCCAGAATCAGCTGTATGGAATGGCGTGATGGAGAAAGGATCTCGTTGGGCTGAAGTCGTTGGTGAAAGTGCGAAACATATGATGAAGAAGTTCGTGCTAAGTCCAGAGACACCAAGAAAATGGGCACAGGAATTGGCCGTACATCTCGCAGAGAATCTATCTCCAGACAAATTGTTTCAGGGGTGGTGTGACTTCTTTAAGAATCTTGTGCCAAGTGAGGCAACAACCGGTTCCGAAGTCCAAAAAGCTCAACACGTTCGAGATGCTCTTCAGATTGAACAGGGTCAAAAAACTCTTTTATTCACGATGCCCATGTCTGCGGGAGATGTGTTTATTTCTACAGGTGTCGTTCATTCATTACGGGGAAAGTTTCCAGATCACAAGATTTTCTATGCAACACAAGAGAAATATGTAGATATTTTGAAAGACAATCAAGCCATCGATCGAGTGATCGGGTTTGATAATTGGATGATGAACGTCCCGTTCTGTGAGATGATCTTCTCAGAAGTCTACACCCCAAATCTAGACATTCAGATGAACACATCGAATTGGGTTCATGGAGGGAAAGGAAGAAAACTAGGAGAAGAGATTGCTAATAGATGTTTGGTCCCATACTCTCAACCGAGGATCAAGTTAGAGCAAGTCCAAGGTCTTCCTGAGAAGTTTATTGTGCTTCACCCTGGCTCAGGAAAAGGACAGTGGGAAGCTCGCAACTACAATAGTTGGAAGGAAGTCGTAATAAATCTCAATGAGAATCTTGGGTCTGACTATAAGATCGTCATTGTTGGCTCGAGTGATGACATTGGTCTCGAGGGATGTGTTGATTTAAGGGGTAAGACCAATTACAACCAGTTGGCATTCGTTATCCAGAAAGCCTCGTGTTTACTCGGGATCGATTCTGTGTCGATGCACATAGCCGCTGCACTCGAGACACCAAGTGTCTCATTGTTTGGTAGCTCATACGCACATTCAACAGGTCCGATAAACACAAACAAACATATTGGACTTGAGCCACCAAATCGGCGAACGTGTGACAAAGCTTGTTACAAGTACCAGTGCAGCGTAGACGCTAGTAATCCGTGTGTAAACGACATCCACGGATCATTGATAGTAGAGAGTGTTCTTAAATTGCTTAACGTTCAAATGAAGGGAAAATATCTCGAATATCGCCCAAAGATTGCTGGTTATACCCACGTTCTTAATGCTGCAAGTGCTGGCTATCCATACCTCGAGTCCGTCAAGTCCATGTTGGGGTTCTGTGACGAGGTCGTCGTCGTCGATGGTGGATCAAACGATGAAACACTCGTTAAGCTGAATGCTCTTGCGGAGACAGACTCACGTTTAAAGATCATGGTCCATGAATGGGATTGGAAAGAACCAGGAATGGATGGACTCCAGAAAGCATATGCTCGAATGATGTGTGATGTTGGGATAGACGATTTCCTCTGGCAACAAGACGCTGATGAAGTGGTTCATGAACAGGACTATGAGAAAATCAAGAACATCGTTAAGCGTTTCCCCAAAGATTGTGACATGCTGCATCTGCCAGTCATTGAGCTTTGGGGAAACGCATCAACTGTTCGAACTGATCGTCATTCGTGGAAATGGCGCTTGTCGAGGAACAACTTCAAGATCACCCACGGCATTAATAAACACGCAAGATTGGTTGATGGCAAGACAGGCAGAACGTACGCAAAGAAAGGAATGTCAGATGGATGTGAATACGTTGACGTCATGACACATGAGTTCATTGCACATCGAGGTTTCTATGACAAGCGCCTCGAGCTCTTGAGGACTTCCAATCCACAACAGTACGGGATTGCCATGAACAAAGTGTTCAACGAGTTTCCATCAGTATACCATTATTCCTGGGCTAATTTGCCACGAAAAATTCAAAACTTCAAGACATTTTGGAATAAATGTTGGAGTAATTTGTACATGGACGCGGATCCAGTTGATAGATTCCCAGATGTTAATCTAGAAGATCCGATGACGCTAGCACGGAAAGTTAGAGAATTGCTAGCTCAAGGCGGAGAACATTCAAAGGCAACAACATTTCAGCTTGCTCGAACGAATCCATCTTCGATGCATGAATGGGTAGAAAGGATCGAAGATCCTCATGAGGAGCAAGATGATCGACTTGTTCATTACGACGAAAGACAGGCCGCGTTTACTCCAGTCGTGTCTTAAGTCTCTTAGATATTGCACAGACAGCGTCTCATATCGTCTGACTATAGTTCAAGACGGCGCGGATTCCTCGACACGGGATGTAATCCTGCAAAATGCAATGCATGAGCATTTGATCGAACATCGTGTTAATCGCGGTCTTGGTCCGTCGATTAATGAAGCTTTATCACATATTGACACGCTTAAGCGTTGGGATACGAAGTCAAACGAATTCACCTGCTATATTCAGGATGATGTCATTTTTACGGAGGGATGGCTTCAAACACTTGAACGAAATTTCGTAGGTCTTGAAGGAGTACTCAAGCTTGGGTTTGCGACCGGTGTAGAATGTATTGAACACCCGATCAAAGCAAAACTTGGCAAAGGAATGTTTACCAAGGATTGGATTCGTGCGACATGCATGTTTGCACGACATGACTATTGGATGAGTATGTGGCCCATCTCAAGAATCGATCCTGAGACGGGTAGAGAACGCGGTCGACCAAACGATGGACTTGGAAGTTCTGTCGATTGGTGGTTCATCCGCAACCATAAGAATTCTGTTTGTAAGACAGGTCGCACGAATCTTGTGATCCCAGGACTCTTGAAACACGCAGGGTACAGAGACTCGACGTGGCTCAAGCGAGATCTTCCTGAGTCAGAGTCAGATAAGGAAGCGATTGGATGAGACAAATCAATCTCATATCATTCACACCGCTCGATGCCGGCGGCGGAGTTCCTCGCTGGAATCGTGATTTCATTGCGGGATTTCCTGGAACTCGTCATTTCTCATGGTGGGATTATCCTAAGTCAGAAACTCAGGTAGATGCCGACGAGTGGCAAAAAGCATTGATTTTGAATCGCTGGCTTCTCAACAATAAGAAAGTCTCACGTGATGATATCTTCGTTTGTGATGGCTTTTGGGGAAGTGGACTTGAGACATGCCCGAATGTCATCAGTGTTGCTCATGGAATCTGGGGACATCTCACAAAGGATGATGTTGATGCAGGCAAGAAGCCAGATTTCCCCGAGAATCACTTCGCCCAGATAGAGTTTCGTCGCAAGCATCTATTGTATAAGAAGCCGATCGTTGCCGTGTCTGATTTCATTGCACGGCAGATGAAGCTCCAGTGGAATTACGACTCCGAAGTAATCAACAATGCAATTGATCTTGAAAAGTTTAAGCCGCCCAAGTATAGCTTACCCAACTGGACAAATGGTCGTCTTATTTTACACGGAGTCACAAACGAAAATAAGGGTCTCGATCATATCACGGCGGTGAAACAAGCGTTCCCGGACGACATGGTCATGTTACTTGACGATGCGGCACAATATCTTCAAATTCCAAAATATGAAGCCTTGGCACATGCAGATCTCGTAGTACAACCATCAGCGTACGAGGGTAATTCATATTTTGTTCTTGAAACTCTTGCAAGTGGCGTTCCAATCGTCGCGTATAATGTCGGATTGCTTAATTCAATTTCTGAGATTTGTGATAGAAATGGAATTGAATGTAGTATTGGTTGTGTCATTGATAGAAAGCTGCGATCCCCGAAAGAAACAGTCAAAGTCACTAAGTGGATACTTGAGTCAGTGTGTCGTGATAGACAGCCATATAACCCTCGTCAGGTTGCAGAACTCTTCTCTATACAAAAATTCCATGAGCAGTGGAGAGAGTTTCTTGAAAGGAGGACTTACTAATGATAAAACTTCGAGTAGACGATTATCCGGGAACAAAGCCAGATGAGTTTTGGAAACACAATTATCAGAACTTTAAATCATTCCACGATATCATCGTTACAAAATTTAAGACATATAGACTTGGTGTGATACCATGCCATGTTTCTTACAAGGATCTTGAACACCTCGGTGCTCTGCGGGAGATAGAGATTGCTTTACACGGAGTCAATCACGATGAAAAGTTCCCGAATGAATTCAGGGAATATCAGACTCAAAATGACATTGAGTATGCCATTCACAGATCATTGAATCACATCACTCAGAGCTCTAGAAAGATTGTAAAATCGTACATTCCTCCGCACAATGTCATTGATTATAAAACGATCAGCGCGCTAAAGAATTGTCTCATCACGGATATCCATACGGGACCTGGCACTGAGATGAGTGAAATGATATATGCGGAAGGAGCTGGCTTAAAGGTCCATGATAGCCGATCTCCTCTTCATTATGGGCGCACAGATGAGATGATGGAGCGTGGGTGTTTTCCTTTTTTGAATGAACAGATTGGAGATTTTTACATTACTTTACACTGGACATGGGAGTTCAATATTGGACTAGACAGTCTAAAGGAATTCATTTCAAAATTGGAAATTCGATGAAGACGGTACACGTCATTGGTAATAGTCATGTAAGTTATTTCATTGGCAGAGAGATGCCCTCGAACGAAGAGGTCGTTTTTGATGTTGGTGATCTAACGGTCAAAGCATTTAAGGCGGGAACGACTGGTGTGACAATCTTCGGGTTAAGAAATACAAACTCGATGACAGGTGCACGGGAGAAATTTGTCCAATTTCTACAAGATAAAGACGTGCAGGATGTAGTCATTGTATTAGGTGATGTCGATTTTAGAGAACATTTGATAAAACACATGAGCGGTTGGGATCCAACGGACACGATCAATGGCATTATTGATGTGTACAGAGAGTACATCAAACAAAGAATCTTGCCTCTCGTAAAAGGTAAGATCATTTTATTTGAGATGGTCCCGTTCTCAGAAGAATTCTATCGTGGCAAAATAAAAGAGAATCTACGAAATGGAAGCTTGTGGTTTTTCTGGGAACAATTTAATGCGCATATTCGAGCCATGGCAGAAAAAGAAGGCTGGATGACGATATCTGTATCAAATGAATTGATGTCACCACACGGGTTTTTGTCCAAAGAACATCAACAGAAAAACGATCTTGATCCACATGCATCGTACGTGTCGGCATATCGAGTATTGATCCCGAAACTTAAAACACTACTGGAGACAAAATGATCGAACCAAACATTTACTGCAAAGTTTCCGGAATGGCTCTTCAATGTATCAACGATTTCAATAAAGAAAATGGTAGACATCCTCTTGTTGTAGAGATTGGTTGTGCTGATGGACAGGGTACTATGCGTTTCGCTGGGTTCACTAACCGAGTTATCTGTATTGATCCGATGGTCCATGGACGCCCGGACATCGATGGAAACATAAGAAAAAATCTTCCCGCAGATATCGATAAGATCAACGCGTTTAGACATAGAACGACCGATTTCGATATAAGTCTAGTGATTGGCTGTTCTATTTGGCCCGAAACAGTCGCAGAAGTGAACAGACTGCTTCAGAATGAAAAGATCGATGTATTGATCATCGATGGATGTCATCATCCGTTCGAAGCTGTTTATGCCGATTTCAAAACATATTATCCGATGGTGACATGTGGGGGTTATGTCATATTCGACGATCTATATGAAGAATGTATTCAACAAGCTTATGACAAGGCTCGTGACGATCATAAGATGATTGAACATGATAGATTCGCAATCAAGAGATCCGATTGTCTTCAGGACACGGCATCCCTCAAAAAGACGGAGAGTTGATGGACAAGCAAGGACTCTATGATCGGATGGCTTCTCGAAAGAGTCAGCCAAAAGATTTCAATACTTATATCGGTGACAATGGTCGCGTGAATCGATGCGTTCAACTCATAAAGCAGGGAAAGATCCGGACAGGAGGAACTCTCCTTGACGTTGGAGGCGGGATCGGCGATCTATGTTACCAGGTAAAGAAAGACGAGCTGTTCAAGGAAGCTATTGCTCTTGACATCTCACGTAAGAATCTTGCTGCGGCAGAGAGCAAAGCTGTAACTACTCTCATTTCTGATGTCGACATGGATGGTATTCCAAGCGATGATGGCAGGTTTGATGTTGTCACGGCCCTTGATTTCATCGAACACATCATCGATCCTGAGTATTTCGCTCGTGAGTGTTTTCGCGTGTTGAAGCCAAGTGGACAGGTATTCATTAATACTCCGAATATTCAGTATTTTGAACATCTTGAATCACTCGTTTATAGAGGTGTTTTTCCACATACTTCGGGAGATCATGAAGTATATCATGGTGGACATTTAGCCTTTTTTGGCCAAAAAGACTTAGTTGATATATTTACCTCTGCGGGGTTTAATGAATGTCAACAGATCAAAGACGAAGCGGGGTATCAAACGCCGCCGGAATTGTGGGTGAATTTCTTATCTCCGAAAAACCAGATCGAGTATATCGACTGTTGTATGAAGTTGGGAAATCCAAATCTATTATTTCGTTGCATAAAACCTGTAAATACATAATTTATGGACTTCGCGAACCCGGAACAAATGAAATAAGATATATTGGTAAGTCTTCTAATTCAACAAGAAGACCACGTTCTCATTGGAAAAATAAAAAATATCTGAGAGATGGATATCCAGTTCATGTGTGGACGAGTTCTCTTGTTAAACAAAATATATTTCCTGAGATTATTTTATTGGCCGAATTTCCGGGACTAGAACTCGCCGCTCTTGATGAACGTAATAGTAGATTAAATGAAACAGAAATACAACTTATTTTAACATATAGGACTCTCGGGCATAAACTTTTGAACATGACAGACGGTGGAGATGGCTTACTTGGTCGAACGGGCAAATTAGCTCCGATGTATGGCCGAAGAGGAATTCTTTCCCCGCGTTTTGGTGTACAACATACAGAAGAATCTCGTATAGCGATGTCCGAAGCGCTGTCAGGCGAAAATCATCCTCATTTTGGAAAACATCCATCTGAAATCACGCGTAATAAAATTGGTGAAGCGAATAAAGGTAGCAATAATGGAATGTTTGGTAAAAATCCTGTAAATAAAGGTTTGCAGATGAAAGAGGAGCAAAAAGAACTTTTACGTGAAAAATGTGGTAGCAAAATTAGATGTATAAATGACGGAAGAATATTTCGCTCGCAGGTTGAAACCGCTTGCTTTTATGGTATTTCACGAATTACTGTTGGACAGTGTTGTAATAGAAAAATTAAAAAGACAATCAATGGACTTTGTTTCGAGTTTATATGAGAGTTCTGTTCTGTAAATGTTTCGGTATCGGTAACGCCGTGATGGCAATTCCGACCATCAAAGCCATTCAGAGCTTGACCAATGTGGAAGTCCTTGACGTGCTGGTCGGAGACACTCTCGATGACTTCGGAGCCAAGGAGATCCTTGGGATGGGTATCTTAACCAAAGGGAAGGTCTATGTTAATCACGCGCTCGAGGGACCTGGAGTCGTCCCAACTCCTGATTATGATCTTGCAATTCTTTCGATTCCTTTTGACGGGCGCTGGATAAACCACGCGCATTTTCACGCAGGAAAAGTAATTGATGGCAGAACACGGCCCGATCCATCGACGACAGGACTTATCTCATGGAAGAAACATGAAATAGAGTATCAGATGGACAACGCTTGTGATCTCGGATATAGTGGTGATATTCCAGATTGCTCTTTCATGCAACTTCCACCAAAGAGAGCGAATAGAGTTTACATTGGAACTGGATACAAGAAAGACGTCGCAGGATTTTGGAAGATTAAACACTGGGGAAATGATAACTTTGCCGATTTAATTGAGTGTCTTTCAGGAAGAGGGTATGATACAATAACCACAGGGAACATGGAAGACTTAGCTATGACACTTGCACCAATTAAGAGAAAGGCTCGAGCTGCCAGACTTAAGATTGAGATTCCATCGTCGTTTTATGAGTCTCTTAGGATCGTATCAGAGTCTGCTTACTACATTGGCAATGATACCGGAATGATGCACGTTGCAGCGGCTGCGGGTAACCCAACGATCGGCATCTTCATGATGGGGAATGATTCAATTGTTAAAAGTCGCCCGTGGGGTAAACATTCGTACGCGGTCGATTGGGATGACCAAGCAGACTTTGTAGGTGTCGAAGACATCGTGAGGTTATTGCATGTTAAGTCTACTTGAAGGATATAAAGTTTTTAACAAAGCATGTAAGTTTCTCGCAGAACGATCAGACGCTCGTGATTCGCACGGAAACATTTCTGTTCTTGTTCGTCCCGAGAATGCCTCGTCTAAGACGATGTTGATTAAGCCGAGTGGCGCCGAGTATTCAGATGATCCAGATCCAGTCATTGTTTATTTTGACGAAGGGGGGTTTACTGTCTCACCTAGTGATAATCGTAACCCATCGGTAGATACCGCACATCATTGGTACATGTACAGGAATAATAAGCACCTTGCTGCAATCTGTCATACACATTCTACATATGCAACCGCATTTGCAATGGCACGCCGCCCGATCGAAGTTCTTTGTACCGAACATGCAGATTATTTTGGCAAATGGATCCCATGTCTTGCATATGCAGATTTTTCAACATGGGGTGGCGAAGTTCCAGTAAATAGCGAATCTGTTATTCTTTTGGAGAGCCATGGTCTCTTATCGTTTGGATATCTAGATTCAAATGACGCTTTATATGATGCAGTAAAACACGCTATCGTTGCAGAAGAAATCGCTAAGAAAACTCATCTTACATTACAAATTGCTGGATATCATGATTCGCTTGATAGTGAAGAAGTCGAGAAGTGGCATAAGAGATTCAAGACAGTTTATGGACAAAAATGAAACGCGTTTTCATCGCATCTGATCACAATGGAAATGCGGCGCGTGCGTATATCATTCGCACATGCTCAGGTATCATTGACATCGTAGATCTTGGTCCAAAAGAATCGGATGGAAAGGTTGACTATCCAGACAAGGCAAGGAGTCTTTGTACGAGTGTTCTTGGAACGCAAGACTCGTTCGGTATTCTGATCTGTGGTACCGGAACTGGCATGAGTATCGCCGCGAATAGATTCAAAGGGATCAGAGCGGCCATTGTAACTGACAAGGCAACGGCAATTCTTGCGCGAGAACATAACGATGCGAATGTTCTTGTATTGGGTCAATGGAGAACGTCATTGGACCAAATGGAGCTTATCGTGCGATCATTCTTAACAACTTCGTTTGGCGAAGGACGTCACTTAGAACGCGTGAAGAAGTTGGAGGAGTTATGAGAAGAGATCGGGTTCTTGTAATTGGTGACGTCATTATCGACGAATACAATTATGGCAAACCACTAGGACTCTCAGCTGAGACTCCAACGATCGTCGCAAATCTCCAAAAACAAGAGACATTTATTGGCGGTGCTGGTCTCGTTGTTCGCCATCTTCTAAGACTCGGAGCCCAGGTAGATCTGATAACAGTCATTGGTTCAAATGAGAAATCGCTATTTAGTCTGATCTGTGATTCGAGCGATCCATTCGCGGGAGATGTAGGAGATTTTCTTGATTCAGATGAGGCGGAACGTTTCTTTTGTGAACCTATTCGAGTTGTACAGTGGCAAACAACTCGCAAGATCAGAAATTTCGTAGGAGGCTATAAAATTCTTCAATATGACGTTCGTAATACAGTTCAACTTGATGATGCGGTTAGAAAACGCTTAATAATTCAATTTCATGAACTTCTATCTTCCGCTAAGAAAGTTGTTATTTGTGATAATCGTCATGGCGTGATTGACGAATTGCTTGCAAAATACATCGTTCAAGAATGCAAGAAAGCAAATGTTCCCGTCTTTATCGACAGCCAATGTTCTCAACACAGTTCAAACTATGAATGGTATCGTGGAGCCGATGTATTTTTCATGAATGAGCACGAGCTAGAGCTTCAAGTTCGTGCTCTTGTAGGCTTGGCTGATACCACGAGTGTAACGCGCTGGCTCCAAGCCGAGCGCATCCTTTGTAAGGAAGGACCCGCGGGTGCAACAGAGTTTTGGACTACCGGCGCAAGGAACTCGGTACCAGGTGAGAAAGTTGCGACAGTCGATACATGTGGAGCAGGTGATGCATTCCTCGCCGCATATGTCGTTACAGACTCTCTGCAGTTAGCAAACCATTGGGCTGCATTGTCAACCACTTATCTTGGCACGATTGTGCCAAAGGAGAAATTGAATGGGTAAGTTGTTCTTAGACAGTGCAAATCTTTCTGTAATTCAAAGAATGATGGGTCTTGATTGTATAGCTGGCGTTACAACAAATCCTAGCCTGATGGCGAAGGAAGAGAAGGGAAACTATCTAGATAGACTTAGAGAGATCGCAGACCTCGTATCAAGCAGCGGCACGAGATCTCCAAGACATCTAAGCGTCGAAGTGATCACCCTAGATCCATCAGAGATGCTTGTTCAAGCTGATCAAATCAGGAACGTTTTAATGCCGTTTGAAAAACATCTTGACTTGTATATTAAGATCCCTGTGACATTAGACAATCTAGAAGTTATTAGTAAGCTTAATAACTATGGCATAAACGTCAACGCTACAGCGTGTATTACGTGGTCCCAGGCAAAGCTAGCAGCAGATGCCGGCGCCAAAATCGTTTCATTCTTCTACAATCGAGCTCTTGATGGCGGGGGTATACCTCTAGAAGAGATGTACCATTTTCAGGGAACAATGGATCACCAACCTGTAATCGAAGGGGTGACCGTTCAATCTGGAACGGCAATAATCTGTGGCAGCATCAGGAAACCGATTGATGTTCTTCTATGCTGGGAAGCCGGTGCACAGTTTGTAACCGCCAGCGAAAAGGTGATTCAAGAAATGTCCGAACACCCTCAAACAGATCTTGCTATTAAACAGTTTCAGGGAGACATCGATAAATGGCTCAAATAAAAAAGACGACATTCCGGGAAACATATACACACCAGCGGGGTTGGGGAGTTGAGTATTGGATCGAAAATCTGTCCGACTATTGTGGAAAGGTTCTTCTTATCGATCCAAACAAACGGTGTTCACTTCATTTTCATATCGATAAACTAGAGACGATGTATCTCCAATCAGGAGCCGCAACGATCTTGTTTATTGATCCAGAAACAGGAAAAGAGTACGACGAATATCTATTTGCCGGTGATTCAATCAAGATCCCGCGTGGCCAAGTACATCAGATAATCGCAGGGGCCACAGGTGCTGAAATTATAGAATTCTCGACGAAGCATGAGGAGACAGACTCGTACAGAGTTAAAAAAGGCGACTGATATTTGTCTGGAGTGTTATGAAAATTAATATTGTCGGCGCTTTTATTAGAAATTTTCCCTTTGGCACTGAATTGGCTTTCAAAAAGGGTTTTGATCGAATTGGTGGACATCAGATCACAACGATTGACACCAGTTTTCCAGATCAGGTTTGGGATTACGACGCAGACGTAACGATCGTTTTCAAGTGGATAGAGGGAGATTACTGGAAAGATCTCAAGCGCTGCAAGGGTCTCAAAGTTCTTTATCAACCAGACGATCTCAGATTTCCACACATTCGTAAGATGATGGTCGATATGCTTGAGTATTGTAATCACGCGTTCACGTTCGACGATGATGGTGCAAGTCTTGCTTTATCATACGGCTATACAAGTGCTAGTAAACTCTTGTTGACGGCCGACGATGACCTTTATCGTGTTATTCCAGGGACAATCAAAGATATCGATCTTACATTCATTGGAAGCTTAACGACCGGTGAGAGCCATAAATCTCGCGTAGAGATGGTTCGATTGCTAAGAGCTACAGGGTTTCAGATTCTTGCGGTGACAGATCTCTACAATATCGAAAAATTGAACCAGATCTATAATCGATCAAAGATTGTACTCAATCACGCGACTGACGTTGGACAGCCATTTGGAACTGGGTATGGTTATCAATGTAGACATTTCGAGGCAGGTCTAACGGGAGCATGTGTTCTCTCTAACAAAATTTTGAACGACTCAACACTGAAAGGGTTCTATCAATTTAGCAATGAACGTGAGCTCATGAGCACGGCGAGATTGCTTCTTGATAATGAATCGTTGAGGAATGTCGCTGGTGCTGCTCTTCTGGATGAGATTAAGAGATCACATCTTCCACAACATCGAGCAGCAGAAATGATCGCTCGCATGGAGACTCTTGTATGAAGCTTAATTTAGGGTGTGGTCGTGATGTTAAAGAAGACTATGTCAATGTAGATTTTAATCCACGAGCAAATGTAATGCCTGTGAATCTTTCAGTGCTTCCATGGCCGTGGTCCGATGATTCTGCTGAAGAGATCTTGATGCTAGATATTCTTGAACACTTCTCATATAGAATGACAGACAAAATTCTAACAGAATGTTGGAGGGTTCTTAAGCCACAAGGTAAGTTAATCGTTCAAGTTCCTGATTTCGAAGAATGTGCAAAAGCCGTGCTTAGAGTTCTGCCGTTTGATTGTAATAAATGTGAGAAGCAGATCACATATTATCCAGCAAACAAAGAGAATGAGTGTCCACATTGCGGACGTGAAAGATATCTCTCAGACGAGGATGCGTTGAATCGCCTATATGGTGGACAGGACTACGAAGGTAATTGGCATCATACTGCATTCACCAAAGATCGCATGCATAGATACCTGGCAAGAAATGGCTTTCACATGTTTCAGAATCTCGAGGAAGTTCATCAAAGAATCAATTGGAATTTCAAGATGTCTGCGATCAAAGGTGATCAACGATGGGATTGAAAGGCAAGAACGTTTTCGTCACAGGGGCTGGTGGATTTATTGGTAGTGCTCTTGTAAGACAACTTGTTGAAGAAGAAGCGAATGTAATTGTCTTGACAAGAAACTTTAATGGTCGACAACGTTTCGGCTTATCAAGGACCACAGTCTATGAAGGCGACGTTTCTAATTACAATCTTGTTAGAGATATTATTTCTTCACATGAGATTGAATACATTTTTCATCTTGCAGCTTCTGCTATTGTAAGAATTGCCGCCAGAGATCCCGTTTCTACATACCAGTCAAACGTAATGGGGACAGTTGCGTTGCTCGAGGCTGCGCGAGTATCCGGAAGATGCAAGAAGATTATTGTAGCTTCTAGCGATAAAGCATATGGTGATCATGAGCGGCTTCCATACACGGAAGATATGGCTTTGCAACCAAACAATACATACGACACGTCCAAAGCATGTACAGACATGATTGCGCGTTCATATGCTAAAAACTATGACATGCCCGTCTGTGTCACTAGATGTAGCAACGTATATGGGCCGGGTGACAAAAATATATCAAGGATTATCCCAAACAGCATCCTTAGAATTCAGCGTGGCGAAGCTCCTATTCTATTTTCTGATGTAAGTCAAATGGAGCGTGAATTCATCTATATTGATGATGTCGTTGATGCAAATATTGCATTAGCATTATCGGGACCACAAACTAACGGACAGGCGTATAATGTTGGCGGAACTTCTGAAGGAGCTATTCAAATCGACGATCTTATTAGGATCATTGCGAAGATGATGAATTCGAATGTCGAGCCAGAGATTGTTAAGCGTGAGCCGGTCTTCAAGGAAATCAAGAAGCAGTTCATAGATTCGACCAAACTTCGTCAGGAGACTGGCTGGCGACCTCTCGTATCTCTACATGATGGATTGGCCGCAACAATTCTTTCATATACAAGTGAAACATGAAAATTGCATTCGTTGGCATCTCTAGAAAATACCAAGAACTCGCGCCAGAGTATCGTAATTTCTTTAACCAATATCATCTCGAGCTTCCATTTTACTATGCAAAATACGGCGATAATGATGTAACGATAGTAACTCCCGATTACAATGAAGATTCTCATTGGGAGTTTCGGTCAGACACTCATGGGAAACTGAGATGTCTATCTGAAGGTTATTTTCATCATGACGACTCACAATATGATGTGATTATCCATTGGCGAAAGTGGATTCATGGCGTTTCTCACAAGGGAAAACTAAACCTGATCAACTGTCAAGATCAGGGATTCTCGATGGACTGGCTCGAGCAAGTAAACGGCGCCAAAGAACTTGACGGAATTCTTTGCTTTCCGAAATGGCATTCGATGAATACCGCCCGAGAACTTGGATGGCAACGAGACGATGAGAGAATTCTTTACGGAGTGACGCTGGGCGTAGACACAAACATTTATAAGCCAACGTTCAAAGATCCATATAAGATGTTATGGGCATCAGATCCCGGCAGAGGACTTGACGGCGCAATACATCTTGCTCGCAGACTTCATTCATTCGATTCACGTTTTAAGCTTCATATTTGTTATCCCGACTATTGCAGGAAGCCCGATCACGTTGTAGATCCCGCACTGGTCTGGGAGGGGAATGTTTCAAACGGTCCAGCTCTATGGAATCTATTCAACACGTCTGGAATTTTGCCCTATACGTCAACGTTTATGGAACCAAGCTCCCGAGCTCATCGGCAAGCCCAAGCGTCAGGGGCCTTGGTCCTTTACCCGCCCAATAGAGGGACTCCATCTGAGTTGATCGAGAATGATCGAGATGGTATTGTGAGTGACCCTATTGGATGGGACAGGAAGATACTCCAGCTCGTTCTAAGTGGAAAGTGGAAAGAGATCGGAGATAACGCGAGGAAGCTCGCTGTCTCGGAGAATTGGAGCGTACAAGCTTCTAGATTTAACCAACTGATGGAAAAGCTTCTCGGAGAAAAGCATGCCTCTTGATATTAACTCGCCAGAATTCATGAAAACATTCGTCATCAAGACCGGCACTGTTGGAGTGGTCGGCCATGGATATGTAGGGCAGGCCGTAGAGGCTTTCTTCAAGGATCATTGTGATGTTGTCGTACACGATAAGGCAAAGCCAGAATTATCGTCTCTTGTCGATGTCGTAGAGAAGTCAGAACTCATCTTTCTCTGTGTACCGACGCCGATGAAGAATGATGGAAGTTGTCATACCGGGATCATCCAGGAAGTTCTATCGAGCGTGAATGCGATAGCAAAAGCAGTTGGTAGAAATCTTGATAGCTTCGTTTGCGTGGTAAAAAGTACTGTCCCTGCGGGATTCACCGAAGAGATGCAGGATAAGTTCCTACCAATGAGGATTTTGTTCTCGCCCGAGTTTCTCACTGAGAAGAGCTCCATCGCGGATTTTAAGAAGACGAATAGAATTATCTTTGGTGGTGATCAAGACGACGCACTAATCGCGTCAAAGTACTTTGCACAAGTTCAACCGACTCGAGTTGACAATGATCAGCTTGTGCTTTTACAGTGTGATCCAACTGTTGCAGAGATGGTAAAGCTCTTCACAAACGGAATCCTCATGACAAAGATAATGTTTGCCAATGAGATATATCAGATGTGCGAAAAGTTGGGTGTGAATTTTGAAGAGGTGCGCTCCATCGCAGTGTTGGATCATCGCATCGGCGCGAGTCATACGACGGTCCCTGGTCACGATGGACAATTAGGAGCAGGAGGACATTGCTTCCCAAAGGACATCAACAACTTGAGAGCGTTATGTAGGGAGCTTGATGTTCCAGAAAAGATGTTCACAGCAGTGATTGAAAGAAATAACGAGCTACGTAAGGAGAAGGACTGGGAAAAGATGCAGGGTCGGGCGGTGATTGATCTATGAGGACTCTTGTCGTCGATCTTGATGGAACGATATGTAATCAAACAAAGGGAGGGGACGCCTATTTTGACGCTATTCCTATTCGTGATGTCGTGGATCGAATTAACAAACTTAAGGACCTTGGCGGTTGGACTGTCATCATCCATACTGCTCGTGGAATGAATCTGTACAACTGGAACACTACAAGGATTGAGCTTGAGTATCGAGCCAAAACAGAAAAGTGGCTCAAAGACAACAAGGTTCAGTATGACAAGCTCGTCTTTGGAAAGCCACCCGGAGACATGTATGTCGATGATAAAGGTATGCACATCGAGACATTCCTGAAGTTGCACTAATATGATAACCGAACATGAAGGAACATATGAAGATCTCGTCAAAGATCTTCGCAAGTATGGTCAGATTCTATTTGGAGGATATGATCGCGTCATTTTCACGAATGGTTGTTTTGATCTGCTTCATGTTGGTCATCTGGAAGTGTTGGCAAAATGCAGGTCTCTTGCTGGATCTAGAGGAGCAGTCGTTGTCGGGCTTAATTCCGACAATAGCGTAAAGAAATTAAAGGGTGAGTCTCGACCGATCATGACAGAGAATGAAAGAGGCAAGATACTTGCTTCATTGAAATACGTGGATCATGTTCTTATTTTCGAGGAGGAGACTCCGCTAGAATTGATCAAGATTCTAAGACCGAACGTCATCGTCAAAGGAGGGGATTACGAAAAACTGGATGTTGTAGGTTCCGATCTCGCTCCAGTAGTTCTTTCATCTATAGTTTCAGGACAAACAACGTCAGGGATCATTGTTCGAATCAGAGCATTACCGGATGACGTCGTAAGAATCTAATGTTCAAGATCCTTGTCATAGGTGACGTGATGATTGACGAATACATTCACGTTCAAACGTCACGATCTGCTCCCGAAGCGAGAATTCCAGTGTGGGACTACACGCACAGAGAGTTTCGTCTTGGTGGAGCTGCAAATGTCGCAAATAATCTTAAAAGTATGGGCGGCGATGAGGTAGACATCCATCTTGCAGGATTAGCATCCATTCATGACAGACGTCTTATTGCCAAACGAGGGATCGACGTGACTCTTTGTTCCGGCGATCAAACGATGATCAAGACACGATATGTCGACTCGAATGAAAAGATTCTGTTTCGATTTGACAATCATCAAAAAGTTCATGAGCTTGATCAGCTTTTTCTCTATTCAATGTTAGAGCACTTTTCATTCGATGTGTACGATGCGGTAGTTGTGTCCGACTATGACAAGGGAACGATCGATTCTCGTATTATGGAGGTCTTGCAGAAAATGTGTATAAGTCCAACGATTGTTGATTCAAAGCGGAAAGACCTACGTTTATTCGAGAACAGTACAGTTCTTAAGATTAACGAATCAGAATATGCCACACAAGTATCAAGTGATCTTTACCCGTACATTGAAAGATTGTTTGATTACGTCGTTGTTACTAAGGGAGCCTCCGGCTCAGAACTTCGCCAATGCGAAATCTCTAAGAGTGGAAACAAGCGATACATGATACATTCTGAAAATTTCAAAACAGAGAAAGTACAAGCAAAGGATGTCACTGGTTGCGGAGACACGCACACCGCAGCCCTCTGTTTCTCTCTTCTTAAGAATAACGGAGATATCAGAATGGCGGTAAGATTTGCTAATGCCTGCGCGACGCGCGTTGTACAAAAATTTGGGACGTCTGTTGTAAACGATATTCCACCTGTGGTATAATATAAACAAAGGAGAATACATGAAACTAGGACCAGACGTGCTGTTGGCGATCATGGCGGCATTACAGAAAGGCTTGCTCGAGGAAGTTGATATCTCTGACGAGCTAAGGAAGATCGAAGTTGAGGTAGACCCTGTATACTCGGGTCTGGATGAGAATTGTTTACTACGAATTAAGCAGAGCTAAAATCAATGCCCGTTTATGTTTATGAATGTCCACAGTGTAAAAGAATACAAGAACTTGTTCAAAAGTTTTCTGAACGTATTTTTCCATTGTGTTTTTGTTCTGTGTCTGAACTTGATGGTATTGAAATGAAACCCGCGATTGTCTCGTCAACTTTCATTCTTAAAGGAAAGTGTTGGGCGAAGGATGGATACAAATGATTCTAGAAATTGCTCTCGTGTTGGTGACAACGATATCCATTGTTCTTGGATTGCTTTTATTCGTCGCAACAAAAAAGCTTATTTTATTCGATGATATCTTTGATGTCATCGTCGATGACGTTGATATTAATTTTAGTTATCTCGACGAGTTGATTAAAACACCTTTGTTTGAGAATTCTCCCGAGGTTCTCACTGCACACAAGAATATGGAGATCATCCACAAGCGCCTCGATGAGATCGTGATGCGAGTTGAAGAGATGACCGGAAAGCTTTACATGCGTAGGAAAAAACATCTTAACAAAAAGGAGAAGTGAGCTACTTGGCCGACTATTTTACTCGAGATACGGACAAAGCGCTCGCTGCATTTATTGATTCAAAAGTAGATACAGAGAAACATGAGATCTTTGACAAAGAGATCAAGCCTGCTTTTGAAAAGTTGATCGAGAATCTGATTTTTGTCTATGGGTTCTTCAATATTGACGACGTCGATACTCTAAAACGTGAGTGTCTTGCCGATCTCTATGAGATGATTCCAAGGTTCGATCCAACAAGAGGAACGAAAGGATTCTCATATTTCAATGTCGTCGCCAAGAATTGGTTCATCCAGAAGACAAGGGAGAAGAACAAGCGCAACAAGCTTGAGAGCGAGTTGTATTATGACATCGATCATGAGAATGTTCGAAATGATCCCAGTCTCATGCTCAGTGCGCATGAAGAGTTCCTCGAGGAGAAGGAGAAGTGGCTCAAGTTCTATGAGGAGTTAGACTCATGGAGACATGAGCTCAAGAAGAAGCCAGAGCTTCAAGTTCTAGAGGCGATTATCTTCCTCATGAAGAATCCAGATCGAGTTACTATTTACAACAAGAAAGCCGTGTATCTCTATCTCAGAGAATTAACCGCTTTGAGTACGAAGCAGGTTGTTGTAAACCTGAAGAAGATTAAAACGCTTTACACTGAATGGTGTGAGGCATACTATGAGACAGGAGAAAGTCCAGAGTGAGTAAAGAAGTCGACGATCTGTTTGCTTTGATTAAAGAGAATTCCATCGGGGACCGCGCTCAGCTTGAGAAGGTCAGAAGCGAGTTAATGGAGCTTGCAACGAGCGGAGACATGTTGGCAGATGAACCTCTTGCAAGGATGACTGTGGCCGATCAGGTAACAAAGATATCTGACTCTTTGACAAAGATAAATGCTCAGCTGCTTGAGCTTGCAAGGACCAGAATAAAGAAAGATCTTCTCGAGGGAAAGGGAGATACCTCCAAGAAGGGCATGGAGGATCTTTGGAACACGATGGAGAAGGAAAGTCCGATGTCCTGATGATCGATCTAAAGACAGTCGATGAAAACGAGCTGAGGGAAAGGATTGACACGATCCTTCCTCAGCTCGAATTAGTTTCGGAACAATTGGCGCCATTGTTAAAATCGTGGGGGCTTTTGAGGGAAGAGGCTCAGTTGATCTATGCTGAATTGCAGTCGAGGGAGAAGTCAAAATGACTGTCGATCGATATCTACGGCCTGAACAGATTTTGGCAGACATCATCGAGAAGGGTGCAAAAAAGATATATCTTGAACGCGGCGCTAGTATTCCTTTCTTATTTCGTGCAATCGTCGTTGCGGTCGACGTCGAGGGCGGCTTGTTGGAGAATCCGAAAGGAGAAGGAAGTCTTACGCATGAGTTCAATGAAAAGAGCTTTCAGGTTTCAGCTAACATCGGACCGCCCAATCCGGCTAACAGCGTGAAGGCTCGTATCATCTCTGGCGGAAAGGATCAGTTTACGCACGATGATAGGCTTAGAGTATTCTGGCCGTTCTTTCCTGAACATATAGCTGTTCCGATTAAGCCAGGAGAATATGCATACGTGATGTTTGAGGACGAGAATGAGGAACATGGGTTGTGGGTTAACAAGGTTCCCGGCCACACGGGTGTCAATTTTGCTCGTGGTTCAAAGTTTTTCATAAATCCTGCCTCAAGTTCTTTGGCAAATAAATTTCCAGATACTGCGACAGATGATAAGAAGAGCGACAAAAGCAAAGATACTGCCGCAGCACAAACTCCACCAGATGGTAATCTATCCAAACTCTGGAGCAAGTAAATGTCATACGACATTATTGTAGAAGAAGTTCCAAAGTTCAAGAAGCGTGTCGGCGACCAGGTAATGCAAGGTTCCAATAACACGATTATTATCTTTGGAACCGATAGAGCTGCTGATGGTCCAGCAGACATCTCGAAGGGTCTGGGAACGGTCAAGGATTCCGGAAAAGGCAAAGGGACAGGGACACTCCACTTTATCGTTGGTCGTAAGGGAGCCGAACCAGACCTCAAGGACGATTTATCGTATCTCTATCTCACGATGAAATCCAAAATCGATGACAACCTCAACCTGAGTTCGATCGAAGCTGCAGACAATGATCTTCCAGGCGCCGTCATAAAATCGGATCTCATTCGTCACGTGTACAGGAAGAACATCAAGATCACGTCAGATGACGCAAAGTTTAGTGTCTTCATGGACAAGAAGATATTGCGGGTTAATACAGACGGGACGAAGAGCACATTCAAGAAGGATGAGATAGAGTTCGGAAATAATACATCTGATTGGATGGCGCTGGCTGGTCTTGTAAAGACCGAGCTGTCGGCGCTGCGGGACACTCTTAATAGTCTTACTAACACATTCAACTCTCATATACACATTACTACGGCAACAATTGCTATTGCTGGTCCAGCAACGATTGCCCCGCCAGCGTCTCCCGCCACACCACCAGCAGAAGTTAAAGACATGAAGTCCTCGCTGGTGAAATCTAAATAATCTCGTAGTGTGTTCCTACTTACTCTGAAATGAGTATAGGTTTTACATTACCATTTGCCAAATCATCGGGATCCGTAGGCTATTTTGCCACGACCAACGACGAGGTCTCCGCGGTCAAAGAGAACATCAAGTCTCTTCTCCTCACGAATTGGGGCGAGAGACCAATGCATTACTATCTTGGAGCGAATCTCCGAGAATTCCTGTTTGAGCCAATCGATGCCGATGAGTTACGCGCCAAGATCGAAGAAAGAATAACGTCCCAGATCTCTACGTGGCTTCCATTCGTTTCACTCGATAAACTAGATATCTTGTTGTCTGAAGACGGTCAATCAGTTCCAGAGAACACTATCAAGATAATGCTCGAGTTCAGGATCACGAGTAGGCCTGATATCAATGCTCGTTTGGACTTCTTTGTAACATAATGAGGACATACTGATGGCGATCAATTTTCTTAAAGAAAAGTCATTGAAGTATCTAAACAAGGACTTCCAGACAGTCAAGCGCGACCTGATGAATTTCTCTCAGGCGCACCACAGTGGAGTGTTTCAAGATTACAATGAATCATCTCCCGGGATGGCATTGATGGAGTTTGTTGCAACTGCAACCGACATTTTGTCTTATTACCAAGACGTTCAATTTGAAGAAATTCGTCAAGAGAATGCTAGACAGATCGAGAATGTCGTGTCCTTTGCGAAATCACAAGGATACAGACCTGCAGGAAAAAGAGCCGCAAGAGCGATCCAGACATTCTTCATCGAGGTGCCCGCAACTACCGTCGCCGGCGCAAGCGTACCTGATGACTCCTACTCAGGAATTCTCAGCAAAGGTTCCAAAGCACAGGGGCCAGACGGTGTGATCTTTGAAACCCTTGACGACATCCACTTTAGTGCCTCGGCACCTACTCCAAGTACATTCAACAAGCGATTTGTCACAGGTTCACAGTTCGATCCAACGACTGGTGTGCCAACATTTTTTGCTCTAAGAAAAGACGCAGAGGTCATCGCCGGAGAGACAAAGAACGAGACTTTCTCGATCGTAGACTTTGAGCAGTTCAAGACGATCGAGCTATCAAATTCCGATGTCATCGAGGTTTTGTCCGTGACAGATTCTGATGGGAACGAATGGACCGAGGTCGAGTTCCTCGCTCAGGAGATGGTGTTCGAAGCTATCACTAATTCCGGCGACGACAACGATACCGTTCCATTCGTTCTTAAACTCAAAGCAGTGCCACGTAGATTCATTACAGATCGAGATCCTCTTACACAAAAGACGTCCTTGATCTTTGGTTCAGGAAACGGTGTAAGTTTCGATGACGAACTCGTTCCCAACCTTGCAGATCTTGCGTTGCCGTTACCGGGAAGAAGAACGTTTAGTAGCTTTGTAATTGACCCGCAGAACTTTCTTAAAACTCAGACGCTCGGTCTCAGCCCATACAATACGACACTCACTGTCAATTATCGGGTCGGCGGCGGCGCGCAAACGAATGTTGCTCCTGGAACGATCAAGAGCATGCTTGAGGCAAACTTTGATTTCACGTCGACATCCCTAGATCCATCCCTCAAGTCAGGAGTCATCGGATCTATTGAGACGACAAACATTTCAAAGTCAGAAGGCGGCGCGGCAGAGGAGACGATTCCAGAAATCCAGGCAAATAGATCAGCATATTTTGCAGCGCAGAACAGAACCGTGACTCGTGAGGATTTCATTGCTCAGGTGATGTCGATCCCTGCGAAGTTTGGTAAACCAGAAAAAGTCTATGTTCGTCGAAACAACATAAACGGGAAGGCAGTCGATATCCACGTTCTTGCAAAAGATCCCGATGGACATCTAACTCGAGCGTCATCAACTTTGATGAACAACATTCGTACGTTTCTGTTACAGAAAAGAATGATGACGGACGGCGTGAACCTTCTACATTCAGATATTATGAATATGAAGATTGATTTCGGTGTAGTCATTGGACCGAAACTAAATCGTCAAGAGGTTCTTGCGAAATGTTTAAGTGTCTTGAACGATTATTTCGATGTCGATAAGATGCAGATTGGACAGCCAATCGTGTTATCAGACGTGTCAGGAGAGCTACAGAAAATTTATGGCGTGATATCTGTATACAAGCTTGAGTTTAAGAACGCATTCGGTACACAAGAAAGTGGACTTATTTACTCTAACACTCGATTCGACACCAGAGCTGCCACCCAGAGCGGCATAATCTATTGTCCAGAGAATTCGATCTTTGAGGTCAAGTTTCCTCGCAAAGATATCTTTGGAGAAACCAAATGACAGGAACCCGCGATAAAATGTCTCAATCTCAAAGGACACGTCGACAAAAAGAGCGAGGTCTTTTATGATCTATCGAATTTATTCGAACAAAGACACGTTTATTAGCAATTACGGACCAAATGACGTTCGTAAGACAGGGTCTAATTTTGGATCATGTGAGATTCTTCACACGTTCAGGTTGGCTCCGGTATCTGGAACTGCCGGCGGATATTTTGCTACAGCCAGTCTTGGAAATATTCTATCTAAGTTTGATCTGTCTCCAATACAATCACTCACAGCGTCCCTTGCGGCTCCGTCGACAGGGATCACGTACAAGCTGAGAATGACAGATACTGTCCACGATCAAACACTTCCATCGAGTTTCGATCTTTTGATTCAAGCAGTTTCTCAAGATTGGGATGAGGGAAACGGTCATGACGTTGACAATTTCTCCGATTCAGGTGTCGCAAATTGGGAGAAGGCAAAGACAACTTCTTACTGGACAAGTGCAGGCGCGTCAGGATCTGGTCCAATTGTAACGGCACATTTTGATACTGGACATGAGAACATTGATGCGAATGTTACCCCGATCATTAACGCATGGTTGACTGGTGGGTTGCCAAACTATGGATTCTTGATCAAGATGTCTGCGTCGTCTGCCGACTACAACGATCGATATATTAAGATGTTCCATGGACGCAACACGTTCTTTCCTGACAAACGACCATATGTTGAAGCTGAATGGGACGATTGCGTTCGTGATGATAGAAACAATTTCTTGTTCGATTATACCGGATCTCTTGTGTTGTACAATCGTGTACGCGGACAGCTCGCTAATATCCCGACAATTGGAACAGGATCGATATATCTTAGGATCGACGACGCAAGTGGCAGCGTCAAAACTATCACTGGATCACTTGTTAAGACAGGAATCTATAGTGCTTCCTTTGCTCTTCCGACGGGTTCTTACTCTGGATCTATCTTTAGAGATGTGTGGTTCTCTGGATCACGTGCGTTCATGACCGGCACGATGCATTTCTTGGATTCAACTTCACATGAAAACGATTCACAAAGCGTCTATTTCGTGAACGTAAAGAATCTAAAAAATCAATATTCGATCGACGATAAAGTCATATTCAATGTTTTCGTTCGTAATCAAGACTACAATCCAGCTGTCGTGTTGACGGCCAGTTCTGGCCCAGATGGACTTGTCATAGACAGGATGTTCTATAAGATTATGAATGATAGAACTAATCTGGATGTGGTGTCGTTTGGAACAGGCTCGGGAGAAGAGTTTACAAGACTCTCGTACGATCAAAAGGGAAATTACTTCTCTTTCTACATGAATTGTCTCTCTGCGGGAAACGTGTACAGACTTGTTTTCCTATGTGATGTAGATGGTCAAAACCAGATCATCGATAAACAGTGGAAATTCCGTGTTGTTTAATACGAGAAGAAAATAAAAGAAAGCTGAAAACGGTGTAAAATGGAAACAACTACAGAACAGCAGTTTAGATTCACGAATCGCAAAGACTATGAAACTGCAATGACGAAATTGATAACATCACGTAAAGGAGTTCGTCTAGAACGTCGCGACGCGCGCGACAAAGAATATGAAGCTCTTGCCGAGGAGTACATCATGTTCTGTGATGCAAAAGAGAATGGAGACTGATGTCAAGATTATTCAGCTTGTTTGACGATCGTTTGAAGAAACAAAGTGACCTCGTCGCTCATCCAGCACAGAGCCTCGAGACCATTTTTCCAGACGACGACGGCCAAGATAATCTGCTTCGCAAGATAAAACTCTTTGAGAAGGTAACTCTCAAAGTCGACTACTCAGATTTTGCAAACTTTGTTTTCTTTAACTCTGCTCTTGATTATTTCAATATCACCGGTGAAAAGATACTAAATGAACTACCGTACGATCAGTCAGAGAACTCAAGACAAATGTTCTCTGATTCCCTTGATGATTATCAACGATATGCATTATCGATGTGGCCAGCAAGGATCGGACATCTCAATTTTACGCCATCAAGCGGATTTGCATACGTCAATATTGCAGATGTCGGGACAGAAGCGAAAGTAGCACGCACAACATTGCTTAGCCCTGGAACAGGATCATGGGCGATAGAAATGTGGGCAGTTCCACCACCAGCACTTACCGGATCCAATGACGCGATGGTCGTTCTGCAGAAAGTCAGTGGAAGTAACATGGATGGATACAGCGTCTATTTCTCTGGATCTAAAGCATTCTTTAAATTCTCGTCTGGATCAACAAGCAGTGAAGTATCTGCGTCTGCTGTTCCAGGTGTCTCTTCATACTTCGCTTACTCGTTCGATAAGGACGGATTGTTGGCGACAGTCATGACTGGTTCACGCACATCGTTTCCTATCGTCGTCATGTCCGCGACGCATGCGATAACAGGAATCATCAACGTTGGCGGTAGTAAACTCAACATTGGTTCTGGTACGTTGGCGTCTAAAACAGTAATACCATTGTCTGGATGTCTAGACGACATAAGGCTGTGGAACACAACAAGAGTTCTCTCGACAGTGACGTCTAGTTTCAACACAAAGATATTCGCACAGAGCGGGCTCGTTGCTCTTTGGAGATTTAATGAAACAGGGTCGACAAACTTCCCAGTAGAGAATGCTGTCGTTCTCGATTATGCTGGACACAGACTGAATGGAAATATTCAAAATTATTACACGTCTCTGAGACGATCAGGGTCACTTCTGTCATTCGATTACCCAGATCAGATCATGTCATATAATGCTCCAGAAGTGTATTCGCACGTTTCTGATCAGCAAACATCTGGAACTCTATACGATAGAGACAATGACAATCTCATCATGAGATTCTTTCCTGAGAACTTTGCATTGCTCGAGGATTTCAACAACACAACTATTCTTCGTGATTTCTTGTACATGATCGCAAGAGAGCTCGATCAAGTGAAGGTTGGTATCGATCAGTTCACGAATGTTCTCAAGGTGAACTATGGTGAATTTAATCAAACACCCGATGCACTTTTGCAAGATGCTGCAAGATTCTTTGGATGGGAGTTTACTGGTAATTTTCTCAATGCAGATGCTGTCCAATATCTTGTTGGCAAAAATGTACTTACAAATCTTGATGCCAATAAAGAACTAGACAATAAGCTTTATCAGATTAAGAATGAGTTTTGGAAAAGAACGCTCCTGAATCTCATGTACATGTACAAAAGCAAAGGAACAAGAGAAAGTGTAGAAGCTCTATTTCGAGTCTATGGTGTTAACAAGAACTTCGTGCGTCTCAAGGAGTACGGAGCAAAGAAAAACACAGGGATATCCACATTCAGAATTAATGCACAGAAAAGCTCTGCCGCTTTGACATTTGGTAGCGGTTCAGTGATGACTAGCAATAGAGTCAACATAAATGCTTTTACGAGCTCTCTTGGAACTGTGGAGATCAGAGCAAGATTCCCGAACCAGATTAGCACTGGCCTGACAGCATCGATTGGAACTGGATCACTCTGGACGATTAACAGCGGGTCGATGCGATATCAGCTAAACTTTGCCAAGGATTCTTTTACATCCCAGACGGGATCACTTATCCTCACTGGCTCTGAGGGCTCTCTGATCCTTTCGGGAGCATCCATCTTCGATAATAGGTGGTACAACATCGCCTTCGTTAGAAGCTCTCAATCGTCATCCTTGAACCTCGAGGTCAGGTCTCTTGATGGCGATGCCATCGATAGACACTTGTATACCTCTGGAACATTTACGGTCTCGCCTACACCACGAATCTATACAGCATATATCGGATCGACGACGGGCGGAGTCATCCCGAGTCAACAATGGGTTCAGGAATTCAGAGTTTGGCAACAAGCTCTTACTTCTGCGGAGCTGGACGATCACACATTGAACTATCAAAGCTTCGGCATAGCCACACCAAATGATGGAATGTTGCTCAATCTACATCTTAGACTCAATGAGAACTCAACATTCGTTGGAGGATCGTTGGTAGGAGGGATCAATGACGTGTCCGGGAGAGGAATTTCTGGATCAGCGCTGGGATTCACTGCCGATGAGAACCCATATAAGAAATTCCTCAACGATTACAATTATATAGCATCACCAGAGTATGGTTGGAATGATGACAAAGTTCGCGTACTTGATGAATCCAGGGTGACACCAGATGAAGCGTTTGATGACCTAAACACTGTCGCGCTCGAATTCAACATGATCGACGCTCTGAACGAGGATATCTCACAGATCGTCTCGACACTGGATGGATTCAATGAAGCAATAGGAATCGGTGCTAATAGATATCGAGAGAGCTATCCTGATCTTGAAATACTTCGAAGGAACTATTTTAAGAGGCTGCAGGGAAGATTGAACTTCAGAGTGTTCGCAGATATGCTTGAGTTCTTCGACAGATCATTTATCGATCTAACGCGTCGTCTCATGCCAGCACGAGTTAACTTCATAGGCGAGGAATTCATAGTAGAAAGTCACATGCTCGAGCGGCCAAAACTTCAGTGGAATTATAGAAGACAAGAACAACAACTTCAACTCGAAGGCGCAATCAGAGTATTCATCAGGTAAACAATGGTCTCATCGTTCACATGGACACTAGATTCAGGATCATTGAATCCGGCACCAGCGGGAAGCACCGTTACTACATTTGCTGGTAGTTCTGGTCCTAGAAAACAACAGTTCGTTCGAGGGATAAAATTTGCAAATGTCCCCGACTCGAATGCCCTAAACGTCGTACATGGAGGCCCACGAGTGTGGCATGTTAACTCCATTCAGACGACCTATATGAAGCCGATCCATGCATTTAGTATTAATGGAGCGGTCAATTCAAGATTCAGAGATATAAGAAAGATCCCTATTCCATTGGCGGTTTCTATCTCTGAATATAGAGATGTCGATGTATTTGGCAATGAAACATTGAATATTTCTGGGTCGATGTGAATGAACTCATACTTAACACATCTTGCTGATAACATTGTGATCTAATATGGCATCCGGTTCATTTTTAGGTGATAGCACAACGACGACCCAAAACTCAGAGGTCGGGCTTTATCAATTGACGGGGGAAGTTCAGAAGACTCCAACGAACACTCTGATTAGTGCTCTCGCCCCGATCAGCGGAAATATCAACGTCAGACGCTCGAAGGAACGATCAAAATATAATGATCGTGTGCTTGGGACTGACGGTTTAGACGTCCCACCGTCGTGGACACAAACAGTCATCGGCAAGCGACATGCATATGTGGCCGCAGCATTGAGCTCATCCGATCACGAAATCTTTCGACTGAACGCGCTCAATTCAGGATCTAGCAGACTTGAGATCTCTCCAGTTGCAGCGACAGGTTCACAATATTATTCTAAGTCATCTCGGTTTGTTACAATGACATACAAGATGTCCGCGTCAGACACTCAGATTGCTCCAACGCCGGGTGGATTTCCATCATTGGTAGAATTTGCATCGACATATGATATACCCAATACGACGAATATTCGTGATGGAACGACGATAAATGGTCGATATGTATTTCATCCAGTATCGGGAACATATAGAAATAACTTTGCATATAAACCTACTCAATTTAGTATTGACGTTCCCGACTATGGAAAGATTCGAGACATAAAGGTCTGGGTAGAGTTCATCCACGATCTTCGTGGTGGAGTTGCACCCAATGATGGTATTCATGGCGCTGGAAAATTTCAAAATGGCGGCTTTGGACTTCCAGCAACCTCTTCGAGTTTTCAAGAACTACAAAAAGCACATGGTCTTGGAGGTATCGAAATATCACTTGTGAGTCCAAACGTTGTGTTTAACTATGCTCACCCGCTTTGGAACGACAAAAAGACAAATACGTTTGAAACGTATCCGCGTCTTCCGATAGGCGTAAACTCGACCGAACAGCGTGGAATTCCACCAACTCTTCAAGGAACATATCTTTTATGGGCTGGACATAGAAATCGTCCTGAATTCGGATATGTTTTTCCAGACTTGACAGGATCCGACTCGTCAGCGTATTTTGAATATGATCGTGACATAGACATGCGAACGATCTTTTGCGACTCATCTCCAAATGAAAACCCACGAAGCATCTCGAGTCTATACTCACATGTCAATCATGAGTCACCAGGAGCTTCTAGGTTCTGGACAGATAGAGTTATAAACAGCAAATATTCAAGCCCGACATCAGCGTCATATGCTCGTACGTATCTCTCTGCATCAGAGAATTCTGATTTCTCATTTGCTTCCTTCCCGATGGGATTCATGACGGGAACAAATATTCCATGGTTCTATGACTCTAGAGTCGTTCCGGGAGATCTTGCATTTAGAACGGGTAGTATTCCCGGCGGAAGTCCGCCGCCGGGGTGGTTGTCTGCTCCGGGCGGCGTTGCTGCGGAAAACGAATGGCCGACGACGGGGTCCACAATCGGACCAGAAACAATCAGAGCAGTGTATCCATTACTAGACGATGTGTACGTGGAAAAGATTTTTGATAGATCTGGTTCCGCCGCAGGCATATCTGGAGTTTTCAACATTCCACACCCAAGACCGCAGATGATAGGCTTTCGTCCCGGATTGAGAGGAACAGAGATACATGGAAAGTGGAAGTTGCTTATTGCAACGCCCTCGATTCTAACGGGTACCATGACAACGGACGTCACGGATGACGTCCGAAAAGGAGAAGACACAGGGATCTGGTTTAGACAGTTCAGACTTGAGTTCTTGATCGATCAAGGACAAGATGAAAACACATTTGTTCCATCTTCAAGGAGACGTCATAATCGAATCGCAAATCCACCCAAACCAGGATTAAAGGTAATCGATGTAATTTCTGGAAGCAATACTTGGGACATCGGAGTGAATTATGTTTACACAAGCACTCCGGCCGATTATGGACAAACGGTTGGTATCGTTACCAATACCGGGTCTCTTTCTGATGACTTTGCCGTCCTTTCTCGTCTGACGGGGGCACTAGCGGTTGATCATCCAAACTACGGAGAGTGGTACTTGAACAATGAGTTCGGGACGCCTTTTTTGCCGATATCATCGGGAACAGCATTCCCGTCAGAGTTTGCTCCGCTTACAAGTGAAGATTCTGCCGATTCACGAAGAATACTAGACCAGATTCTGAACCCCAAGACGAAGATCTTTACAGACAATACTATTCACGCGTTTATTTCACGATCCGACACTGTCAGGACGACACAAGATAAAATTCTCACGAAAGTCCAAGAATCTCAAACCATTACACCGGCAGTCATCTCGATCTCAGCTAGCTTTAACATCTGAGATTCTAAGAAGACCTGCTACTTAATCACAAGATGGCAGGTTT